ATCGGCTTGTAAACCTTCTCAGAGAAGAACACTGAGTTGTAGTCCTTGAACTCTTCTCCGTAATTGGAGCGAAGCCCAGTGGGAGCGAAGTATGTCTCCGTTACAAGTGAGAAGTAGGAATTGGAGAAATACACGTCGTCATCTGAACGGACATAGTTGATGTTCTCCTCAACGCCTGCATTCAAGAGAAGGGGGAACCGATCGGCAATCTTTTTGAGTCCGTGCGCTACGGTTGCAGCAAGCTGCCAGCTCCCCCATTCCTCAATATCCGTCACCTCTTGATCCCATGTCTTTCCTCCGTAAATTGATTCGGGAAAGAATGAGACGTATGATCGGTCAAGCAATCCCAACGAGGAGAGACCCCCGACAATCGCAGCGCGGTGTGTGCGCAGGACACGATTGAAGCAGACGCACAGACGTTCACGAGGACCGACAACATAATCCCTAGGTGCAGGAGAATGCTTTAGGGTGTGCTTCTCCCACAGATTTGCGGTGTAGATGTGAATGCGGTCAGTAATACCATGTGCGGCACAGAACTTCTCATGGAGTTCTGCTGCGTCCATTGCCATCACGAAGTAATAGCACTGGCGAGGACTCACACCCACATGAGAGATAGTATGATAGATGGACGCGACAACGGAATCGAAGAATCCTTCACCCAGATTGTCGAACAGAATTACCGTCTCAGGTGTGATCGTCTGAGACTTCAGATAGGCAATGACTTCAGCGGGATCTGAAAACAGGAAATCACCGGTGTGCATTCCCGCCGCGATGACCACGGCATTGGGATTGTTGTTGAACTCGGGGAACCAATGTGGGATCATCGAATAGGCATCGGGGTTCCCACCGAACCGCTTCGCCCACACTGAGGTGACGCTCATACGCGGAACGACCAGAGTGAACTCCAATTCTTGTATGATGTGACGGTCTGCCTTAGATTGGTCTCAAGCCGCATCACGTTGAGCATTACGTCTGGCCAGCTAGGTGAGTTGTCGTGGCCGCAGAGCATACCACCCGGCTTGATTCGCGGCAGCCATGCCTGAATGAGATTCCAGTCGTCTGGATTCTTGTGCGCCGCATCGAGGAACACCACGTCGGGTCTGATAAGCGCACACTCTAGTGGCACCAACATCTCCCGCGAAATCTGCGCCATAATGATATTCGGGTGGTGACCAACGTTCTGCGCGAACGTCACCATCGAATTGACGTCACCCTTCCGCGGTTGATTCTCGCGCAGTGTAGTTTCGTCATCGAAAATCTGATTCGTGGGTTCACCGCCCCAAAGGTCGAGGCAATAGATCGTCACCGATGGGTCACATGTCATTGCCCAAGCCGCAGCCGAGCGACCCATCATCGACCCAATTTCAACGACGACACCACCCTTCGGCACAGCGTCAGCCCACAATTCGATGATGGACAGATCGTTCTCGTCCATCCACCCTCGGATGGAAGTATCATACGGCATTAGACGTACTCCATAGTCATGTATCGTGTGAACTGGACACAGTTGAGGCTACCGTCGAAGACGAGGCGATCCCCAACACGATTTATCTCCATGAAGTGTGAGTGTGAGTTGGCGATACGAACATGCTCAGGAATGTCGAAGTTATTCCCCTGCATGACGACCATGCGACGACAGTCGTGTCCGTACTGTGACTTCGGGATCGTATTCCGCCACTCATCGAACGTTTCCTGGGTGACGTGCTCAGTTGAGCAGTTGACGGCGATGAACTCGGAACCGTAGTCCCAGAAATCTGCCATGTCGCAGGTTACGAACTCGACGTCAGGATTCATCTCCATTCCAATCTCTCGGCACATTGGATCGATGTCGATAGAGACGACACGGCTCCGGGGGAACGCCCGCTTGAGCAGGTTTGCGCCGACGCCGTACCAACCACCAAAGACGTAGATGTTGTCACGGTGCCCAGGACCCATGTACTTGAGCGCATTCACCACCCACGCCTTGGAGCGAATCTGCGATGCCCAGAACGATTCAAGGACGCGAGACTGGTCGCGTCCTTGAAAGGATCGAACAACGTTCATCCAGCGAATCAAGTCATGGGAGGGGATGTTGATTTCATCCCAGATCATGTTACTTGCCTACGATGGTGGTGTAGAGTTCCTCGAACTCGGTCCAGACTTCCTGCTCTTCCTGGAAGGAGCCCTTGTGGTACGTCTTGATGATGCGGTTGAGCGCCTTCTTGTCAACCTCCTGCTCCTCCACCACCGTCTTCTTGAGACCGCGAATGAGGTCGCGCTCAGCCTCGATCCTCGTCATGGCCCCCGAAATTTCCTTGACCGCCTTGAGCACTTCTACCCGATCCGTCGGATCCAACTTGCTGTCTGCCATTGCTCTGCTCCTGTTGTGATATGGGATGGGGGTGTACATCGCTGCACACCCCATCGTCTTGGTGAAAACGAATTACGACTTCGCGCAGTATCCTTCCTGACGCTCGCAGTCGAACCAAGCGAAGTTACCTACTTCGGCGTTCGCAAAGACGAGAACCGGATAGCACGATTCATCGACCGATACATCCTCCTGTTCGTATTGAAGGCGAACTCGCTTCTCAAACGCTTCTGGTGTGTCTCCCACCGTGTAGCGGGTGTTCACCGGATTGTTTGACACGTAGTCATGCGCCGACAATGGGGTGGCTGCATTCATCATGTTGGTGTGTGGATCTCCTATGTGTGCTGTGTGCTACGGGAAGGAAGTGTCGTGAGTCACATCGTCGGGACCCATCGAGCTAGACAACATAACACCGTGCAAGCAGACCATCAACAACGAAAAGCGAGCACCAAAATCCCCGGTTGACAAATCGTGTGTCTATCACATCTTGACAATCCCCGCGTCAGTAGTTCGGACTTCGGTCGTTTCTTCTTGACTTGAGAAAGATAGCTCCTGAGACCTTGATCCGCAACCGCGCAGTTGTCCAGTCTCAGGAAGCCAATTTCAGGACTTTTCGGAATTAGTACGACGACCCGCCACCACCCCCGTCAAACGAGCTAGATCCGCCCGAGGACCAGCTTGACGAACTGTCGGATGAACTATAGCTGGACGAGCTATAGCTGTAACTGGACTCACGTTGACGACGCGCGGTGTCCTCTTCGTCCTGCTTCTTTCGGCGCGCGGACTCTGCTTTGGCTGCTGTCGCAGCACGAATCCGTTCCTGCTCTGCGCGCACCCGCTGCATCTCAATCTCCGCCGCTTGTTGTTCGGGTGTCAGAGCATCCCACCAAATCTTCTCCAGCCGCTCACGTTCGAGGCGTGCTGCCTCTGCGGCGCGCTGATATTCGGCTTCCTGACGACGCCGCTCCACCTCCTGTCTCTCGTACTCGGCACGTTCGACCCGTTCACGGAGTCGCTGTGCAGCCTCTTCCTTCTCACGCTCGCGGGCATAGTAGATCCCGAGACCCACGATGCCTGCGATGACAACGAGCATGAAGGTCAAGTAGGTGCCCCATGGGAATGGCAACTCGACAGAATCGGCGCCGATCGTCTTTGCTGCCACCGCCGCAGCCGCAAGTGAGCCTCGGTGGTATTCATCGAACGTGTTTGCAATCTGGATGATGCCATCACCGAAGCGACCCGCAGCAAAGAGGGGCGCCGCGTCACGACATGCATCACCTGCGTGCGAATCCGTCATGTATCCTTCTGAACCAATTGCGACTTCGACGCGGCATTTGCGGCGATCCTGAACAATGAGAATCACACCACCCGTGTTGCGCGTTGCAGAGCCGAGTTCGGCCTTCGTTGCGACTGCCCAGAGCCGCCCGATTTCGCGCGCCACATCCGCTTCGTCACGATCACCCGTGGTCTTCATGACGACAGCAACGAGAGACAGCGTGTCCTTCTCGCGAATCTCAGCAAGGCGCCGCGTCACTGCTTCGGGATTCTTGACAGTGCCCGTGAGGTCAGTGAGGTAATTACCCGTTGCGGGGATCAGCGAGTCGATGTGGGCATTCAGAAAGCGAGCGCCTTCCGTCCCTACTTGCTGCTGTGCGCCTGCAGGTGTCGCGACGGCAAGCAGTGCCGCGAGCAGAACATATAGAAACCTTCTCATGTGTTGTCCGTCTCCTTAGGTTTGTCCTTCGTGGGTTTGCTGGGACCGAATGTGCGTTCCCAGTTATCTTCGTACACGAACTCAGGCACTTCCTTGGGGCGTCGTGTATCACCCTTTCCGTTCTGTGTCATGGTGTAAGGTGTTGATCGGGAAGCAAGCGACAGCGCCTGAATGGTTCATCAGAGTGACCGTACCATCCGATGGCGTGAGTCGCTTCGTGAGCATTCGCCCAGATTGACCGCTCAAGGGGCTTCGTGATGTGAATGGTCGAGTCGGCAATTTCAAAGAATCCGAGAAAGTCCTTGACTTGGCCGCCCTCAACGACCCGAATAACCTCAAAGGGATGCGTTTCCCACTTTATCTCCTCGAACTTCAACATCGGCTTGACACCTTCTGGGAGCGCGCATGCCACCGCGTAGTCATATGCCTGTCGTCGAATCTCCTGCAACGTGGGCGTGCGATTGCGAACGATGATCGTGCACCCCAGGATTGTTGCGAGTACGAGGTAGATCACGCCGAGCCGAGTGTATCTGTTCATGGAGCCCTCTCTGAATTGTATCTAAAAGTTATACGACCTGCAATCAGACCTGAAGCCCCATCTTGTCCGAAGCGCGACCCACCGAGTTCTTGCTCCGCAGGATGACTCGCTTCGCTCGCGCTCGCACGTCAGCGGGTGTGATGAGACCCCATGTACCGAATCCATTATTGTTGAGGGCAAACTTCACGTACACCACCTTCCCCTCAATCGCATCCGCGAACAGATCCGTGTAATTGAGTTCCCCGTTCCTCGTCTCACGCTTGAAGAACCGCTCGCACGCGAGCATCAGCGACTCCACCGTTCGCTCCGCCACAGAGAGCCCTGGGAGCAGTTCTAGCTGGAGATCGTCAGGGAGCGGTGCAGTTGCAGCAGGGTGCGCGAGGATCTCGTCAAAGACGCTCTGGGGGAGCGCGCCGGGGAAGATGAGCCGATATGCTGCAATCGGCCCGAGGAGCGTGTTGTACTGAACCAAAGTCTCCAAAATCTGATATTCCAGAGTATTCTTCCACTTTTCGGACTCGCCGAGCAGTGTCAGGACGTCTTTCGGCTTGATGGTGTTCGTTGTCGTTGTCTTGGCGGCCTTGGCCGAGACGACCCACGTCTTGTCAGGTTCATGGAGCGCGTAGTCCATGAGTGGTTGGTTCGCTGCGATGGGATGCTCAATGACATAAGTGCCGAGGGGCAGCATTCCCAGATGCGTGATTGCGAGTGGGCCCATGACCTCACCAAAGTAGTTTGTCACTTCACGCACAGGGATCCGTGCCTTGTGGAGTTTGTGCAAGAGGCGAACGGTGATTTCATCCCCAACACCCGCGTAGTACCGAAACAACCCAATGAGATAGACGCGCAATCCACCGTCCATGGCCGCGTTGTCGAGCGCCTTGAGCGTCTGTGCCATATACTCAGCAGGGGTCATCCGCCTCCCGGTGAGCCCAAGGTTTGAGGGTTTGATCGGAACTGACGCGCCGACTGCACCCGCCTTCTTGGCCTTGACCGAAATGAACAGTCCGTTCGTCGCAATGTGACCCACCGACGAATACTTCTTTGATTTATCCCACACCCCGCCCGTGAGAGTCACAAGCGACTCCATCACGGGTCCTCGTCCTAGATTGTTCGGAATGGGAGCATGCACGACAACCTCAGCGCGTGTTTTGCCTTCGACTACAACGTAATCGGGACCCAACGACGCGATGAGGTTGTTAATCAGTGCCTGCCGCATCAGCTACTTCTGTTCGCAATGCCAACTTGTACCGCGCGGTCTTGAATGGCACGCTCCAAACTTCACTGCCGCGATTGACGAGGTAATTGTTGTTTGTTGCGTCAACAATCCACCCCGGTTCAGCCTTGCCTAGGCGCCGAAAAGTTCGCGAGAAGAAGTCAGGTTCGTTATCCATGATGTACCAAACCTTATCACCCACATGAAAATGCTGTGGGATGGGGTGTCCGAGTTTGACCCCTACCAGAAGTGCAACTAAAACCGCAAGTGCTGTGAACATCAATCCTCCGTTGATGGAACAGTGAGCATGTCATCCAGCGCCGTCTGTGGGTTGCCCGACCAGTTGCGAAGCATGTTGACCGAGTCCTCGAAGATGACCTTCGCCATGATCTTGAGCCACGCTTCCTCAGTATCATGGTCGTACAGATCCATCGCAGCACCGAACCAGTCGAGGCTGAAGAACGTCGAGCGAGTGAGCCATTCACGAACACTCTGCACGTAATCCTTCCGAATATCACGCTCTGCTCCTGTGGGAGAATCTTCGACCGCAGAAGTTTCGATGGACGAACAATCATCGACAAACCAATTCCACTTTCTGCGAACGTCCGACAACTTCGCGAGATACACGTCTAGTTCAGGCTTGATGTACTCCTGACCTTCAGCGTCGATGCCGAATGCCGACAGCTTCTCGACCGCCTCCTCGTGCGTTGTGATGCCGAGCAAGAATGCAAGCTTGTTCACCTTACCGTCGAGACGGAACTTGATCGAATGGAGCTTGACGTACTGGGTCGCCTTGATCTTGATGAGGCGCGAGACTTCAAGCCCTTCGTCATTCAGGTCAACATACGACGCGACGACACCCTCCTTGTCGTCCCATCCCTTGACTGTTTTCATTAATTCCTGAAAGTCAGTCGGCAGAACGTGTGACTTCGGTGCTTCGACGCCGAACATCGCAGCGAAGTACGGACCCGCACCCACAACCAACCGCAGATCGTCCTTGTCCACGAAGCCGAGATAGGTTAGCGTCGGCTCCGTGTAGCGAATGACGATGCGGTTTTCGGGCGACGTGTACTCAAAGAGCCATGAGCAGTTCTCAAACCCCGCGAGGTCGTTGCCCAAGAAGCGAGGATACTTCTCCTCGATCATCTTCATGACCTCATCACGGAAGTCGCCGAGGTCAAAGTTGCCCCGAGTGCGCAACTGCATCCCACCTTTCCGGAAGTCTGCGATGATAAGCGTACCATCCATCTTCTCAGCGAAAGAAACCTCACCTCTCACCAACTTGTGTGCAAATTCAACATCGTCGGGCTTGTCCTCACCGTAGTTGCGAAACTTCGGGAAGCCCGACGAGAGCACCTCACCCGTCTGACGATCTACAAGCAGAGAACGATACTTCAGTTCCTCCTCGGTCCAGACGTGCTTTGACTTCGCGGGGTTGATGAGAAAGATCCCATCCCGCTCCTTTACATCGAAGTCATCGCGGTTGATTGCTGCCAAATCAATCTTCATTGATCGACTTCTCCCGTTCGTGATAGGTTTTCAGTGCATCGACCTGCACCAACGTCACTTCCGGGAATCGGAACGCCGTCAGCTTTCCACCGAACACACATCCTGAGTCAACGTTGACGACACGATAGTCCCGATCGCCGAATGCATTGTCCGTGACAGTGTGACCATGCACCTGCCAGGGCTGACCTCGCTGATTCGGCCACGAACTCACCCATGCCTCTGAGCGAATTGGGAACCCATCGTCACCGTGTCCTTTCACGTCACCATAGATGGCGTGTGACTGCGCCGTCTTGTCGTTCCGCCCCACCATGTAGCGTGGGATACCTGCGTGTGAAATCACAACACTTTCCGGAATGCTCTGACCCGGGACAGTGAGTGTCAACTGATACGGGAGATTGATGAGAAAGTCCTTGTACTCGGCCTGTGCTTCGGGTGGTGCAAACTCATTCAACTGGTCGAGTGTGCCCTGAAGCCCATGCCCGATCTTGACCTTGTTTCCCTTGAGCGCACGCCCAAGCTTGTTGTCGTGATTGCCCTGCACGCACACTGCATCGCCTGCATCCACTAGCGACTTGACGGCCGCAAGTGCCGCATCGTTGAACGGGCCTCGGTCAGTAATGTCACCGACAAACGCAATCCGACGACCATAGGGGTGAATGGCGCGTAGTGGAAACGTCGTATGCACTTCTATCTCGTACCCGAGCCGCGCGAGAAGTTCGCACAACTCCTCCATGCACCCGTGAATGTCACCGATGATATCCCAGCCCACCGCGAGCATCTCGGTCACGCCCGGTGTCGCAATCTTCACCGTGTACCGCTGCTCGGGATCGAGGCGAATCACTTGATCGTAGACGGGCTCGTAATCACCCCCATCCATGATCCTCTCCAGTGCGCCGAGATAGTCTGCATGGTGCTTCGTAATCACCTCGGGTGGCACGAAGCGCGCACGCTTGGCGTTGTTGGCAATGCACTGCTCCACTGGCGTGTCGAATGCGAGCACCACCAGCGGCACTTCATGCTCGCTCGCGTACCGGGAGAGCGAATACCGCGCAGACCGTGTGAGATTCGTTGCGTCCGCCACCGTCAGCTTCTTGTGCTTGAGGCGCGAGTCGATGATCTTGTAAAAGACCTCGAATGCAGTGCCCGACACTCGCTGATTGGACTCGTCGTCGCAGACCAGTGCGCGGCAGACGTCCGACGAGACGATCTCCGTCGGGCGGAAGTAGTTGTGGGCGAATGTTGACTTGCCCGAGCCTGATGGCCCGACCAAGAGAACAAGCGAGTTCGGTTGCAGAATGATTGGATGAAAAATGTCTTTGGTCATCATCTCTGTTGTAGAAGGTCGTGTGTTGCTCATGAAGATGAATCTACAACCGAACTCCTAATTCCTCTACTGCAAATCTGTCCGATTCTTGTCGAGGAGATACGCTTCCGCAATTGACTTCGCGATGCACCGTCCATTTCGATTGCGGCGTTCAATCTGGGGCTTGACAACGACGCCCTCGCGTGTATGAGACCCGCCGACAGTCGTGGTCCCGTTCGTGTACTCATTCAGCTTCTCAAACGAGAATGGCCCTGCCCAGAGAATCGGCACCGTGTCGATGTTCTTGTCGAAGCAGACCTCGCGCATTCCTGCGATAGAGAGGAACCCTTCTTCGTCCTCGACCGAATCGGAATAGTAAATGTCGAATGCGCGATAATTCAACTTACCGTTCTCGCCGCCGTATGTGAGATTCTGAATTCCCGCCCCGTAAATCTCACCCCACAAGATCACCACGTCAAAGCCCGTGAGATCCAGCAAGTAATTCAGGAACGCCTCGAGGTCATACTGAATCGCAGCGCGCCAGTAGAGATTCGTGTCCTCACGCTCTAGGATCATGCGGCGTGACGACACAAGCATCTCCCGATCATCCTTCGTCATACCGACGCCGAAGTTCGTGCCATGAATCTTCTCGGTCATGACGACGTTCTCACCGAGCGTGAACGTGTCCGGCTCTTTCTTGATATTCTCGATATTGGTGTACGTCGGGAACCAAGATGGACGAGGCCGCGCTCGCCCAGCCATGTTCGCGGGGATCGGCTGCTCGTACTTCTCAATGCCCAGGAGATGACCGATACCCGATCCCACCTTGCAGTTCTCAAGGCCACCGAAGCCTCGCTTCTCAAGCGCCTGCATGGCAACGTGGTATGGGACTACCAAGCCCTGCGACAGTTCGCCTCTCAGACGAATGGCCTTCACGCGATTCTTGAGTGGACCCGCGAGCTTACCCTCGTAACCAAACTCGGCAGCGAGTTCAACGGGAAGCAAAGCCTCTTCGGGGATGTAGAGGACCAGATCACCCGTCTTGTGAATGCCCTTCCCGACGACTGCGCGATAGCCACCGACGCGGGCAAGCTCCAGCAAGTCGGCGTTGGGGTGTGCTGATACTTCATCCAGATTGACGAGTTCTACAGAGAAAGTGCTCATTTTACCTCAATGCAAGGGTAGTCTACTTCGACGGGGACGGAGACACGAAATCGTTGTGAATAGTGGGGACCATGTCCCTTGACGCTACGGGTGTTGTGACTCCATCGCTGCCCGGTTATCTTTCCACAGTGGCAACACTTTACTTCATCGGCACCGCCGAAGAATCCCGCAGTCGTGCCGTTGCCTGTTGCGTGCCAGCAGTGTTTGCGTTCCATATCCTCATCCAGTCGAAGTTGGGTCCGGGGTCTTGTTTGCGACCACGCGGGAATGCAATGTCAGAGTGTCCTACAATCTTCGTTGAATCTATGTCGGGGTATTGGCCCCGCAAGGACGAGAGTAGCCAATTCAACGAGGCATACTGCGCATCGGTATACGGAACCGTTCCTGATCCCGAGAGACAAATACCAATTGAATAATGGTTGAGTCGCAGATACCCATGCCAATACGAAAGACCTGCGTGGCGCGCCTCGTATTTCGGGTCAATAAGTTTGTAAATGACCCCGTCCTTCCCGATGACGTAATGGTACGCGTTCCGCTTGCGCTTCAGGTACCGAATCGTCTCGCGCACCGTCTCAGACGAATCGTAATGGATGACGACGATGTTATCGGACGTTGCGCGTGTCTTGCTGTGGGGAAACGGCACCGAGACGATCTTCGGCGCGAGCGTCAACCACAGCAAGAGGATCAACCTCATAGGAGCGAGAGATTATACCGCTTCGCGAGGTGATGCTGTGTGAGAGTGAGGGCGTGCTTGTCCTTCGATGAATCGGTGTAGAAGAACCGATCGAGGCAGCCCTTCTGCTGGAGTTCGTAAAACTCATGGGCGGAGAGTTCGTCCTCGACCCACACCCAGTCGCGGGTGAAGTCAATCCCCGTCGTCTTGGTCGTGCAGTTATGAGAATCGGGATTCACGATAGACGCAAGGCGATTCTTTGAGACCTGCAGAATATCAGCCAGCCGCTCCGAGTCAGAGGCGCCGAGGAAACCAATACCCGTCCAGCATGTCAGCCACCGCACTTCAAAGTGCTCCATCGCCCAGTGAATGAAGTTCGCAGCACCTTCCGCGGGGCCACCGCTAGGATGCTTCTGGTAATAGGCCTTCGCCTCCGAGTCCGTCATGTGCTCGGGGAATCGGAGCAGGGTCCCATCAATATCAAGGTACAGGATCGGCTTCCGCGTGTCCTTCTGTGTCTCCGTCATGTCGTTTCTTCCTCAGCACTTTGGATGATAGCGCGATGACCCATGTCAGGGACCAGTGGTGGCCCGCGAGTTTCAGGGCTTCCTGGAGATCAAGGACGTCGCCGCCGTTATACAAGACTAGTTCGGCCACTTCTTCCGGGGACATGCTTCGCCTCCAGGTAGGGGCGAGAATGCTTTCCCTTTCAGCGGGCACCCACAGTCATCGCAGGTGTACGAGAGAATCAGTGGGGTAAAGACCTTCGCGGGGCAGGTCTCACAGATCGCTAACCTCTCTGCGGCTCGGGCTCCCTGTTCCGGAGTCCCCTTGAAGACCCGTACCCACGCCGTCGCGATTTCTCCGAGATTTGGAATTTCCATCAGGGACTACTCCTGCATCATCATGGTATGCGAGAAAGGCGAGGGCCAACTCGACCAGCGAGGGTTGCTCCCACCGGAGGAGCGTCGAGTGGTTGACGATGTTCTCTGCCCGATGCACAGCAGAGATGTATGCATCACCTGTCGGTCTCGGGAGGTCGTGTTGAAAATGCACGTCTCTCATAGTTAGTGCCTCGTGTTGGCAAGTGCTGCATCAATCTCGGCGTTCGTGTAATGCCGCGAGAGTAGCATTCCTCGGAACCTGTTCCAGTGGTGCTTATACAGCATCGGGATGGGATCACCCTTCGGGATCCTAAATTGATCTGCGTTGATGGTTGCAATCGTGAGGGCAAAGAGCAGGTCATGATGGAGGGCAGACCCGAATAGCCTCCAGCTTCCTTCCACACCGACTGTCCACACCTCAGCCTTCCATTCGCGCGTTGACCGCACCGCGTCTAACTTCACGGAGAAGTCGCGAATTTCGAGATAGAGGAGAATTGCTTCGATCTGCGCCGACACGTCGTCGGTGTCGAACTTGGATTTCTTGAAAATCTCGTAATTGGTGGGCTTCTTAGCTTTTGGCATCAAGTCTCCCGTGAGTAGCAGGCACGCGTCTCTCCGCGTTTCATATTTCGTTCATCGTGTAGGTTCTCTTTCCCGTCTCACCGTCACGCTGCGCGCGGCGAAAGCAATCGGCCAGCTTGTCGGACAGATCAGTGACCCGATGAAGGTTGGGCCACGTGTACCAGATGTTACCAAACCCACTCGCCTCACTCACGAACTCTGACTCCCAGAGTTTCTTGCCGAACAGATACACCCGCTTGGTTATCATGTGGGAGTACCTGCTTCCGGGCACATGGGTGTATTCATACTGAATCATTGTACCTTCCTCTGAAAGTATGCGTCGAGTTCCTCGACATACGAGATCCGACATGCTTCGACAAATTCCGAGTCTCGCTTCATGATTTCCGGGATCCACGTGAGCCCCGAACAGAAATGCTCTGATATCGGATGGACACCGTACCCCTTCACAAGCCAGCCAGCGAGAGTGCGCACCTTCCACATCTTCCCGTGATAGACGCCTGTCGGCACCGAGCGCGAATACTCGGGGAGCGAGTCCAGTTGCCGCTGTGATAGCCGAAGCGTTCGCATCCTAGAAGAGGCGGTCGAGAAAATTGAACGTGCCGTTCCCGAGCCATTCAACGAAGCCGAAGAAGCGCCCGATGAGCCAGACACCCGCGGCGATAACGACAACGAGACCTGTGAGCCCGACGACGATAGAGGCCAAGATAAACAGGGCAAACAGAAAGGTATCCATGATTCAGTCTTCAAAGAGAGTGACGATGCCTATGAACAGCATCGGAATCGGCCACAGTAGGACGATGAGAAAATTGCGCCAGTTGATTTCATGGCGATAGAGCGTCACGGCCCCGTGCCCCATCAGCAGGTATACGACCGCATAGAACACCCAGAGAATCGGAATCATGCGAGGACCCAGTCCGGTGAAAGCACGTCATGCGAGTACGGTTGCCAGACCGCCGGCGCCTTGGCCAAGAACTTCGGGAGGAGGACGAACACGTCGTTCCCCAGCTTGAAGATGCGCGACTCAGGATGCCATGCAACACGTCGAATTGATTCACCTGCGCGGAGATGCTTCATGGCCTTCTCAAAGGTCATCCGCGTCTTCCGCGCTTTGGGTGTCGGTGTCGCGGGGCCTTTCAGTTTCTTCATACGCATCTCCTTTTTGTGAGCGGCCGCTTGCCGCATGAATTGTTCTTCCGTAATGGGTCCCGTCCGATCGGCGTAGCGAATAGTCACTAGAACCCCTTCCGGTATGTCACGGCCGATACGTCGCTGAGGGTGATCGTGTGAAGCTGCCGACGCGCGAGCGGATGTGCTTCCCAGGTGAACGTCGTGAGTTCATTGCTGTCGGAACGCTGGGTCGTGATCTTCTTGGTCCAGAGCGTGAGCCGATCTCCGGACTTCAGATACACGGTCACCCGAAGGAGCGTGCGCCCCACGACCCCGATGACGAACAGGACAAAGAGGACGAGATACAGGATCGCCTCAATCTGAAAGGGATCCATCAGATCACCCCTGCATCAGTGAACACGGCCGTCGAGAGCCCAAGCTCCGAGGCAATACGCCGCATCCCCGCGACCCAGTCTGCGAACCATTCGGTGTCCGTCGGGGTCGCGAAGGGATCGGAAGACGCATCAGAGAGGGCTCCTGGCGAGTTCAGGACTGGGGCGTCGTGTGCCCGTTGAAGGCGCTGGACAAAGAGGACATCCTTGTCATCGACGCCCATCGCGTCATAAACGGGCGTGTCGAGGCCCGAGAATGAGATGGTCTCCATCGTGGGCCTGTAGACCTCATCGGGGATCAAGTGCCCCGCGGCACACTTTCTCCCGTTGGGACCGCGGTACATGCACCCCTTGCCGACTTCAAACGACGGTCCCCGCTGGGCAATGAGCGCGAGCGCAACGGCGTTGAACAACTCTTGGCGCGTTTTCATTGCGACACCGTATCGAGGACCGCGGGAGACAGATCGTACCGTGCTGCCAGGGCCCGCATCTTCGTGACCCACTGCGGGAGCCAGGCCTCAGCAGGAATCTCGGTCCACTCTGAATCGACAAGCATCGGATCATCGTGACAGGTCTGGAGATCGCGGACAAACATCCTGTCGGCGTAGGTTCCAATACCTATCGCAGAGAGGAGCGGCTCCTCGAAATGAACCGCGAGAATGGACCTCCCTTCTAGGCCCGGGGTATAGTGTTCGTCGGGGATCAGGTGCCCCGCGGCACACTTCGACCCCTCGGGTCCCCGGTACATACATCCCTTGTCAACGGAGAACGAGGGGCGACCCTGTGCGAGGAGTGCGAGTGCAACTCTGTTGAATACGTCCTGACGATTCATGTTGTTCCCTCTCAGTTAGTGTCCGTAATTGAAGCCAAAGAGCCACGTCTGTGTCCCTACAACCATTTCTTCGTCATAGGAACCGCAGCAGCCCGCGTCACGATCTAGGTTGTACTCGGCGACCGAATCGTAGTCAGAGCGGAGTGCGAAGCGTGCATTGTCCACACACTCATGGCTCTCAAACGCAACATCGAATGCGTCTTGCACGACGCTCGGTACTGAATGGTAGTCATATCTCATGTACGAAACATAGCACCGTTCGGCGCGAGGAACAAGGCGCACTTTGTCCGTTTTTCAGGTCGGAAAATTATTTTTGAAATTCGGGAATTTACAGCACGCGGCAGAAAACGGACAGAGCGATTTCTGTGAGGAATTATTTTCGGACAAGAGAAGGATATCCATGCTCTATAACCCTCCTCATATAGACCGGGAGACTAGAGATTCCATAGCCGAGTTCTCCTAGAGGCAAACGGCGGCGAGCGACGATGGTCTGTCGCTCGCGTTCTGGACGATCGGGCTACAGCGAGAGGAGCAGTTCGACGGTATCGACAAACTGCACATATGCGCGGGACCCATCGACAATCTCATGGACTTTCTTCTCACGCGTAATGTCACAGAGCAGACGAAGCGGCTCAATGGCTGCATTCACACGGTTTCGGATATCGGCGTCGGTCTTGTAGATCACGACTGCGCGATGTGCTGCGATTTCGGCGAGCGTCATTGTCAGATAGTGTTAGAGTGTATAGACAAGCTAGCACCGAATGTGGTGGAGCGCAAGCCTGAGGTTAGACTCGCGCGAGCCACGTACTAGCAGAACTGTTCAGCGTCGTCCATTGAGACGTAGAACTTGCCGTCCACCTCGTACACGATAATGTCATCCGACATATCGTAGATCCGCACCGACTTCATGCTCATATCGTAGACGAGTACGACGAGCCGCTTGCCTGTGACGACCGTTGCCGTCTCCACCTCGATATCATTCGCGCCGCCCTCCGAATCCTCGTCCTCATATGCAATCGTGAGTGCATCACCGAGCGATGCGTCTCCCGCGAGTTCCGCCACGAATGCCTCGTTCGTTTCGATCTTCGCAACGTCGCGCAACGTTTCAAGCTTCGTCAGATTGAGCATGTCAGTCAGTGTTAGAGTGTACTATCAACTTACACCTAAACGGACGGAGCGCAAGAGCAAATGTGCCTCTCGCGCTCCTCAGGTTTGGACTAGTCGAACTTGTCTTGGTCTAGCGTCGAGATGAGATAGCGACCTGGGCACAGCGCATCCTCGTAGATGATCTCCAGGTCCACGCGTTCGATCTTCACGGAGCAATCGGGATAGCAGCGAATCATGCCGATCGCGAAGATGCCGTCGCGGCGAATCGTGCTCGGGACCTTGCGATGACGGACGACTGTGTTCGCGTCTCGCGGATCGAAGGCGAGTGTGTACATGTCGGTGTCCGAATCGCGGTTGCGCGTGAAGTTCACCGACGCCTTGCGAAGCGCCATCGCCATTTCGGTTTCGCCGTCGTCAAGCGAGGCGAGCGCCATATTGTCGAGGGCCGAGTCCAATCGCGCGAGTTCAAGAAAGAGAGGCATGTCCTTGTCCGGTTTGAGTTGTCCTGCTCACACCGTATAATCTACACCGATGCGAGCAGGACGCAAGCCTGAGGTTACAGTGGGATCTTGTAGTCGAGCGCGATGATTGCGATAGCACGACGACCGTAGTACGTGCGCGAGCCGATTGCGATGTTGCACTCCTCCAGCGGAAGTGCGTCGCCGTTGTACGTCCAATCCTTCCCGTGTTCAGTACCTGGGAGCGTCATGATCTTTTCGATCATCGTCTCCACCGAATCGCCCACAAACTCGATTGCTCCACCCGTCGCGTGATTGATGATCGACCCGTAGACCATTGGTGTATCCTCTTGAAATGTTGGCACGTGACTGACATTTGACAAGATACACCCCAGTCCCTGGAACGCAAGCCCGAGGTTAATCATTGTAAACCTCGATGGTGATGGTGTGCGTGAGGATATCGACATAGAACCAGGACTTCGTTTCTCCCTGGACCGAGTTTGTCGAGATGTGCTCAAACGTCCTTCGACCGGGGTACGCGAACCGACCGACGCCCATCGCATAGTCGGTGATGACGATGATGGGGTGCACCTCCCCCGGACGGATCCCGAGCGACGACGCCTCCGCCGTCGCTCGGTCACGATTGTCAGTCCAGGTGAAGTTCTCAGTCTTGCAGAGCATCGGTCAGCCCTCCCGGGAACGCTTGTCCAACTCGCGTTCGATTTGCAGACGTTCGAGGTTGAAGCGGTCGAGTTCCGCAGCGCGGGCCTGAAGCTTTTCGATCGAGGCGAGTGTGATGTTTGCACGAGTCATTGTCTTGTCCGATTGAGGTTTGTCCTGCTCACCCTTTCAATCTACACCGTGTGCCTCAGGTGTCAAGCGTCTTGGTTGACTTCGTGTCGCAGGCCACCGGGAGTCCGAACCACAGATCGTGCCGATGGAAGAGGAAGACGAGCGAGACATACGGGGCCTTGAGACAGGGCCAGTATCCGACCTGAAGACCGAAACCACACGAGCGAACACCGTCAGCGCGAACCTTCAGATGCCGAGACTGCGAGTGGAATGCGAGGCGCATTGTCTTGTCCGGTTAGTTGTTTGTCTCAACTAGCAAACAATTTACACCGAAGTCCTCGTTCCGCAAGCCCGGGGCACGCTCCCTCAGTGACACGAGGACCGAGGATCTGGACGGAGGGCATATACTCGTAGCTTGGTATCCTATTGGGTTTGTAGGTGCTTGTCCTACAATGGGTTAGAAACCTCAGGACCGCGGGGTTGGGAGCCGAGCAGGGGTCCTGTGGCGATTTGCGTTCAATTCACGAAGGAACGCGATGATTGCAGGCCAGTCATTCATCTGCGAAGACCACCTTCTCGCAGGACCCGCGGACGATCCGATACTCGTGCACCCCAGCCCTGAAGGCACGTTTGGCTAGGACCAGGATCATTGCGGCGTTCGCATCCTCCTGGGTGAGGAGGACATGCTGTTCATCCCAGACTCCGTCGAGCTTCACCTGGAGTCGGTCACCACAGTAGAAGGTGTATGAGTGGATCATCGGGTCTCCGGTTGGGTACGCCCATCCGTTAAGGTACCCAGCCTTGCGACTGGGTCCTTGTCGGCAGCAGCGTCGCCGCCCCTATCGGGTGTCGGGTCAGGGGTTTCCTGAACCAGTGTGAGAGGACAACACCCTACTTTCTCACTGTGCTACAAGATACACCGTGCGCCCAAGAGCGCAAGAGCCAGTTTTACGGATTCTGGTCGGCCATCAGATTGCATCGCCGAAAGAAGTGTTCCGGGTGTCCTTCGGTCCCGAGCACTGCATGGAGCGCTTCATGAGCATTGACCCACGCGGCCTTCGCTCGCGGCTGCGCGATCCAGATCGTGTGGGTCTCGGCCTTGTAGAAGCCCTCTGCCATGTAGGCCTTCCCGTGCTCATCTCTCAGGCTTATCATCGGCACTGGGGCGATTGACCAGTTGAGTTCCTCGATGTTCACCGCCGGTTCGCGGCCCTCCAAGCAGGCCACCGCGCGAGCGAATGCCACCTGATGGACCTGGTCCAGTGCGGTCACCTCGGCTGGGGCGAGTTCGGGGGTGAAGCGTAGCTGCGGTGCCAGTGGGGCACAAGCAGTAGAGCAGAGCAGTAGTCCTAGAAGCGCCTTGTTCATGATCCCCTCCTGGGTTTGTGTGTCCGTTTCTTACTCTAACATATTTACACCGTTTCGGCTTTCGGACAAGCCCGAGGTTGGACTCCGGAACCAGGCGGACCGTGGTGGAACCCCGATTGCTCGGGGTCCCGACGTTCTCACGAGGACCAGTACGTCTCGCTCGCTACGCTGCAGGTCCAGCTCGTGCCGCTGTGTTCGAGGACCTGCTCCCCGCTCATGACGCTGCGAACCCAGTGCTTGCCGATCGGGGCGACGCGGCCTGAACCGTCGGGGCAGAGCTTGTCTTCCGCTTCGTGCTCGGCGATGCGCTCGTTGCGCTGAAGTTCAAGCTTGATACCCTCCGCCAGTGCCTTCGTCTCTGCGGTGATGACGACTTCGCCCTTGTCATTGAAGATCGCGTAGACCCGCTTGATCGTGTAGCGCATTGTGAACCTCGTTTGAGTGTGTGTCCGTCTCACATTGTACAAGATACACCTTGTGCCTTCGAACGCAAGCCTGAGGTTAAAGGAACCTGGCTATTGCGCACCTACCGCCACCGGTGTTAATATGAAGTGGCGGACGGTCCTCCGCCGACCACCAGGCTCCCTGGGACCCCCTAGAACTGGCGATCCCCTACCCGCGTGTCAGCGTGAGCAGGGGATCCGTTTGGGAGCCCTCAGTGGGCTAGGGGCAGTCGCACATGCGTCCGTCGTTCCAGATGATGTGCTTCCCAGAGAAGCACGGATACGCTGTATTGATGCGCGCTATCATCTGTGATCCCTTGACCTCCAGGTGTTCGATCTTGTAGCGCAGCGTATGCACGTCGAACGGATCCTTGATGGCCGCCACGCGCAGTCGATACATCAGATCCTGAGCCCACTGCTCCTTGGTCTGATCCTTCCTGACGGGGGCCTTGACCTGCAGGAGACCGCGCGTCCACCCCGCTGAGACGATGAGCGTCCCGAGTGCGTCCTTCATCTGGGTGAAGATCGAATCCTTGCTCATGACAGATCCTCCATGAGAACCCGTGACAGACCTTCAGCAGCAGCGAGACGATATGCCTCCTGGGTGCTGAAGTCCTCGCGCGGACGCGCGTAGTAGAAGATCCCTTCGGCCCTGCACCACTCGCTGAACTCATCCTGCAGCGTGGGATCCGAATACTGCTCGGGCGTCTTGAACTTCGCGGGGACCGTCTCGTACTCAACATCCTGAACATCGTACCAAGAGATAGCGGGTCTGGGCATCGTCGTGTCCTGTAGAGTGTATGAGAACAATCTACACCGTTCACCTGGGTGCGCAAGCCTCAGGTTAGCTCGGCCGTCATGAATGCGCGAGCACTCATGCCCATCGAGACGCACACCTTGATTGGCTTCTTGACCATCTTCCAGACCTGCTGGGAGCAGTCGATGGCGAGCAGTTCGCAGGATGGCATCTTATTCATCTTCGCGTATCGCTCGGTAATCATCTTGTGTATGTCGAGTTGATCGACCATGAAACCGTTCTTGTCGAGTTCGACGGATGGACACGTCACCTCGACGCGATAGAACAGCTTCCGCGTCCCACGGAGTCCGCATTGGGTCGTGTCATTCTTGACGGACACGATTCGGAAGGATCCGCGGCGCGTGAGTGTCAGGTTGATCTGTCGCTTGGCCATGTTCGGTCTCGTTGAAGTTGTCTGCAATCTACACCGTGATCCAGGTTCCGCAAGCCCTCCCTCAGGAGCGTTCTGACGGGATAGGCGGATCCCCTACACTCAGCTAAGAGTGCAGGGGAGATCGCCAGTCCTAGCGGGTCCTAGACGACTTTCGCCGATGCTAGCGCGAAGTTCTCTTCCGCCTCCATGTACGCTTCGTAGGCCCGATCCCGCACATCTTCGGCAAAGCACATGTCATTCCAGACACGCACGCGAGTCGCCTCGAACACCAGGAGCCGATTCGCTTCATACGTTGAGCGCACGATGCCGTTGACGAGTTCTCCGAGCGTCTTGCGAGCGCCTGGGGTCAGTGCGTCGTTCGTGTCGGAGCGACGATTGTACGAGGTCCGATAATCCATGTCCATCACGATGATCGGCTTCGGCAGCGGGACACCCCCCTCGTACTCGCGTGTGGCGAAGTAGAGACGAGTCGAGACGCGAATCGGTACACCTCGGATGGTGACTTCACCTGAGAGGTACGCGACATGCTTGTCCGACTGTTGCTTCCGAGCGTCATCGGGACCTGGGGTCACGTCAAGAAACATGAGCGAAAGAGCACCGTACTTCGTCGCGATGTTTACCGCCGGATACTGCTTCTGTTCGTTCTTCATGGTCATTGTCTGGTTGAAGTGATTGTCCCTCACGTTTGACAATCTACACCTTGTTCCCTGGTGCGCAAGCCCGAGGTAAAGCCCAGACCTATTCGGCCTGGGCTTTCTGGAGTGCTCTCAGTCGCTTGCGCGTGTCTTCCCCGTTCACGCGACCCGAGATCCAATCCCCGATGATTTCATAAAAGTCTCTGATTGTCACACCTCCGTGAAAGCAGCGTGAGACCGCGTCTCTGAGTCGCCGTAGTACACATCACCCTCGCCGATGAACATGGCCTCCTTCGTCACCTTCTTGGGGTCGATTGCAGCGAGCGCGTTCAGTTCCTTCACCACCCGCGTGATCGTCGCCTTGCGCGTCGAGTAGTTCCCGCGGCATCCGCACATGCACCCGCGCAGTTTCCCAGAGTACACCCGCTTGATCGTCGTCGCGTCAATCATCGTCGTCTCAGTTGAAGTGATTGTCCCTCACGAAGAACAATCTACACCTTGCGCCTTTGGACGCAAGCCCGAGGTTAGAGATGTTTGTAGGGCAGACCCGCCTCTCGTTTCAGATCCTGGAGCGCATTGAAGTCAGCAGCGTAGATCGCCTCGCCGCCATCACCGTAATGCTTCTGGTCGTGGATGGATCCGTACTTGGCCACGTAGCCGAGGAGCGTGCCGCCGCATCGCGCCATCCAAGCCTCCTGCTCCCGGACCAGTTGCATCGGGGTCTTTCCGGGAGCGCGTCGGGTGTATGTCATGAGACGTCGATGTCCGAGCCACCGCAGCTTGGGCAACCCTTGTCCGCGGCGCGCTGCGCTGCACGAACGGTCATCCGCTTCCCGCATTCCAGGCACTTGCACGGCAACGCACTGTTCTCGGTCATTGTCCTGTCCAGTTGATGTTGGGTGTCCGCTTCACATGTACAACTTACACCGATCGCCTTCGGGCGCAAGCCTCAAAACATTCTCATGTAGCCCTGGCCCACGACGCCTGAGAGCGACTTCATCCAGATCCCACGGTTCCTCGTGATGTTGCGAAACGAGAAGATTTCAACCGTGTCGCCCTTCTTGAGTTTCATGATCTTCGCCTCGAATCTCGGGCCCGACTTCTTCCACTTTGCGTTGAGCAGTTCAAACTGGAACGAGTGCAGTCCCGCGCGATTGCCCATGCCGCCCCAGATCGTCTTGCCGTTCACAACGACACGGTCGCCGTCTTGTGCTGCATTGAGCATCGCCTGTTGGATTCGCGTCATGTTCTCTGTCCGTTTGAGTGTATGAGAACAATCTACACCGAACGCCTTTGGACGCAAGCCTGGGGTTAGAGCAGGGGGATCGGCAGCAAGAATTGATAGCCAGACTGAGATGCGAGTTCCTCGACCTCCCTCCTCGCGACCGCGAGCCTTGTGGGATCGCAGAGCATGATGCCGCGCGAGCGGAGCCACTGACGGAAGCCAGACATGTACACCATGTCATCCTTCTTGGTCACCACCACCTTGGGGTCGTACTGACGAGGGAGTCGATCACTCGGGTATATCTTCATATGCGTGATTCCTTTGAGGCGGTTGTAGGGGGTCCTAGGGAGCGTTACAGCGACTCACGGCAGAGTGTGAGTCGCGCGTAGTCGCGCCATTTCTCGGGGTGGCCCTTGATGAGGCCAGCAAGCTTCGTCATCGTGCGGATCTGGAGATCGCGAATGTTATCGAGGTTGTCAACGCACCACGCGTGCGCCATCGCTGCCTGGGCTTTGTCGAGACCGTTCTTGCGAAACACCATGCCTTCTGTTGCGACATGCATCACCCAGATGCCGAGTGCTTTGCGGTCATGAATCTTGAGATCCAAGACGAGCGAGCGACCCTGGAGTGCTGCGAGATGTGGGGCGATGCGAGCACGATCCTCATCCACGATCGCCTGAAAGTTGATGTTGGAGAGGATGATGATTGAGCCGTTGAACTCGTACGTCCGAGGCGTGTCTTCAGTCTCGTCGCCGCTCGCCTTGAGGTACTGTGATTCTTTCATCCACGAGACGCGGCGAATGATTGACGAGTCAGCGAGGCCCTTGAGGACGTTCACGCCGCCTTCATCTGCGAGGATGCCGTCAGCATCGTCAAGCACGACCACCGAGCCTGCTTCGCGCATGGCGTAGCCTAGCTTGTACAGACCGATGGTAGAAATCTCACCGGTGACGTGGGCGTACGGGGTTCCGAGTTCGTCCAGTTTCTTGATGACGCGAAACGTCTTGCCGACTCCCGTCGAGCCCGTTGCGATGAGCGAGGGGAGGTCGCCAGCCGCGCATGATTCAGTCAGCGCCTCCATGGCCTCGAAACGCTCCTTGACCTCGTTGAGGATCTCCTCGTCGGGTCGATCTGCCTTCGCCACCACATCCGCCTTCAGTGCCTCACGCGCCGCGACCATCTCCCTCGTCGGGCGTCCGCGCTTCTTTGGGCCGATTGCTGTCATCCGTTCTCCAGTTGAGTGTGCTTGACTCAGTTCAATTTACACCGTTCTCCATTGTCCGCAAGCCCTTGTTTATCGGCCATCCGCCGCCCCCTATTGGGGGCGACCGATAGCGTCGATGACTTCACCGGTGTAGTGCTCAATGATCTTGTAGTTTCCCTGCGCGAATGCGATGCGGGGAAACGATGACTCAGGGGACCAATCGTACCACTTGAGGACCACCTCTGCTCGCACTGAGCCGTTGCGCCAGAATTGCAGCTTCTTCCCCTCGACAAGCTCAAACGCTCCGTCGAAAGCTGCGCCGCGATACTTCGCCTCTGTCACGATGATGACCGTCGCGTCCTTCACGTGGCGCAGGGCCAGCGGAATCGCGTCGGGATCGGTGTGGGGTGGCGGGAGTTCGACTGGCTGAAACTTCTTTGCCGCAGTGTGATCTACTCCAGTGGTCTTCGTGTGATTGTTCTGAGTCATAGTTGGTCGCCTCGTGACGACAGAGTGAAAGTGTCCTACGTCCGTTTAACGCATTAAGCGTGCTCCTGGGTGCAGCGTTGAGAGAATGATCGAACCCCGGAATTTTTGCTCCGTCATCCTAGCATGTTCAACGTAGAGCCGTTTTCCGTGTCTGTCAACATCGAATTAAATGGATATCATTTTTGTGAGGATTTACGGTCTCAGGCTCCCTCAGTGACACGAGGACTGGCGCGAGGTTCCAAGCGTGTGAGAGTATTCGGGACACCGAGATCCTCGGTCCTAGACGGTCCCAGGGACGCTCCCTGACAGACAAACGGAAGCCCCTTCTCAGCGTGTGAGAAGGGGCCTGCGTGTTCAGCGAGACGAACTAGGCCTGCTTCTGTGCCTTCAAGATCGTCCCGTCCGTCGCGACACCGCCCGCGAGATAGCGATACGTCCGACCGCGCAGTGCGAGAAACGCGGTCACGTTCGTGATCCCGTGATCTTCGGCGAAGCGTGAGATGTAACCCTTCTCCGTGCCCTTCTTGGTGAGCTTCGCGAGTTCGCGACGGCCTGCCTTCACGTCCGTCTCACTCAGCGAGCGCCACTTGCGGACCGTCTTCTTTGCCGTCGTCTTGCGCTTTGCCGTCGTCTTGGTAGCCATTGTCGTGTTCTCCTTGAGAAATGATTGAGTGACCTGCGATGATTTGCTACCCTTCACATTCAACAAGCTACACCTTTGCTTCTTTCGGACAAGCCCGAGTTTTCAGATTTCGTTTATGAGACGATCTGCCTGGGCGATCTGCTTCTTGGTCCCAGTCACAAAGATGCAGTCGTGACCGAGAAAGCATGACGTGTGTTTCCGCGCGTCGATCCCGAGGCGCTTGAGCATGGAGAGATAGCTCTTGTAACCCGGGCCGCCTTCTGCTTCGCGCAGAATGTGAAAGCCCTTCGTGTGGTGCGCGTGTCCTTTCGGCATCTCAGTTCTCCTTTGGCACGTCGGGGCGAAAGAGCAAGATTCCGTCGCGTGTGTTCTCGTACCACGCTGGGGCAAGCTGATGCCCCATGAAGGAGACATACTGCCCGACCCAGGAGGTCTCTGCGCGTGAGTACCAGACCTCGAGCCAAACTGTCTTTGTGACCTGAATCAGTTTCTTGTTCATTGTCGTGTCCGATTGAGTGTCATTGAACAAGATACACCGTTCACCTGACCGCGCAAGCCTGAGGTTTAACCCCACCAGGTGAGCGCCGATCCCACGTGACCTGAGCAGACGCGGTACCACTCCTTCCGTACAGTGTCGTATCCCAGGACCTCGACCGCATCGTCCTTGGTCCACGTGGCGACTCGATTGAGGAATGCCTTCGTGGGTTTCCGATCCTTGCGGGCCATCCAGACCAGCTCCCCGTTGATCTTCACGCGATGACCTTTCGCGGCGAGGAGCACGATCTGCGCCTGCAGTTTCGTGAGTGTCATACGCGCTTTCCGCAGACGGGGCCGATCCCACGTGCAATCGACTTCGCATCGGTCAGCGTCTTGCCGCAGACGATGCAGACACCGTACTGGATCCCGAAGGCCTGAGCCTGTGCGAGTGTGAGACGCATGCCTCGGGTCAGACGTTTGATCGCCCCCATTTCGTACACGAAAGTCCAGTGGACCACCTTCCCATCTTCTGACAGACGATTGCCGCCGATTGGGGTCAGCTTCATCGCGTACAAGTTGCCCGTGGTCTTCGACTGCTGGACCTTGTAGACCTCGCCCGCGTCATCGCGGTAGATCCCAGTCTGGTCAGGCTTGTCGGGGTTCGCGGGCGTCGGCGCAGCGAGCAGCGACGAGATGAGTGCAGACGCTTCCGCCGTCGTCATGTTCTCGTTGGCGACGACCTCAACCTTCTTCTCAGCAGAGAGTCGGTCGATGAATGCGAGTTGCTTGTCGGATGCGATGTTCATGGTCATGTCCGGTTTGAGTTGTCCCTCACTCTGAACAATCTACACCTTTCACCTTTGGACGCAAGCCCTCCGTGAGACGTGCGTGAACCTCATTCCGACCAGGTTCCGGCGGATTGTAAGTCGTTATGGGACAATGACCTACGAGACGAGGATCTGGAGCGCGTGTACTCGTATGCCTCGCGTCCAGATCCTCGGTCCTCGTGTCACTCAGGGAGCCCGTCAGGAAAGAGTTCTGCGCCGCAATTCGCGCAGTTTTCCTCCTCGATCGGATACCCCGCCTCCTCCTGTGCCTCCTGAGAGTCGTCAAGCTCCCAGAGTGCGCCGCATGTTCCGCATGTGACTGTCATCGTCCTGTCTCCAGGTACTTCACGATGCGAGCGCGTGCCTTCTCCCAGGACTTGTAGACCTTCTCGCGTGAGTTGATCGACACCTCGAATGCGTCTCCGAGCCGAATCTTCTCACCGGAGTTCACGAAGTCCGTAATGTCGAGACCGTCCCAGACCCGATCCGCCGTCCGCCGAGCGACGAACGCCTGCCGATGTGAAATCGTCTCACCTGCCGCCGATTCCTTGTCGCGTCGGATCCACATCTTCTCCTTCGGAGCGCCGAGTTTCTTGATCGCCCCGAGCGATGTCCTCGACTCCGATTGCCGCGTGCACGCGAAGTTCTCGCGCTCCACCTCGTAGATGATCTTCATGATCCTGTCCGGTTTAGGTTTGTCCTGCTCACCCAGTATAATCTACACCTGGGTGAGCAGAGCGCAAGCCTAGAGTTTGGTGATGAGTTGCGGGGCGACGCGCCACCGACGGCCGTCTGAGCAGTTGTCGAGGTGAATCGACTTCCGATTGACCTTGACGACAACGCCTTCGATCCGCTGTCCGCCCTTCGTGTGAAACGAGACGCGAGTCCCAGGACGGATTCCCACCGCCGCCTTCTGCGCCACCATGTCGAACGCTGTCCGAACCGCCTTGTTCACCTCTCTGAGGTCGTCGGCGTCCATTTCCATGATCGCCTTGAGCACGTCAGACGTCTTCATACGAGTGCCTCCAGAGTGTCGATTGTCGTGACCATCTGATCCGCCGCCCGATCGAGGTCATGTGCGAGATGATCGAACTTCTCCGCCTTAGCCGACTCCTCCAGGGAGCGGAGCTTGACGCGAATCATCCGAATCTGCATCGCGAGGTCATGCGCGCGATCCACGATGTGATTCCGATTCCGAAACCGCGTGACCGTGTCTGACATTAGAAGGCCTCCAGAGCGAGAGAGTCGAGTTCCACCCATGCCTCGATGAGCGGAGCGAATGCGAGCAGAGCATCTTCCAGCGTCTGAGCGGAACCGAACACCGCCGCGATTTCGGCATCCGAGTAGCATTCAATCAGAACATCCCACCCGCCCTCCTCGTAATGAGCGCGAGCATGAGCCTTCACTTCCTCGACCAACTGAGCGCGTATTCCCATCGTATCCTCTCTTGAGTGATTGTCCCTCACCCAGAAATCTACACCTCCTGGGTGAGGACGCAAGCCTGAGGTTACTTTCTTCCGTTCCTGAAGAGTTCCTGCACCCCGGGGATGTCAGTCAGTCGCTCGCCCCCAGGTGCAATCTGCTGCAAGAGCGCGTCAAGCTTCAGAATGTCACGACGAACGGCCCGATCCAAGGAGCGCGAGCGTTCACGCGACATACGACGATAATGCGCGGCCTCGGAATCGGACGCAGGCTGAATTCCCGCGATGCGCACGACAGCGCCGCCGTTCAACCTGACACGCTTGTTCGACAGCATCTCGACAACTTCAAACAGCTTCCGCCCGCCGACCTTCACGATTGATCCGACTTCCATTTTCTCATCTCCTGTGGGTGTCGTTTTCCCTCTCACTCCATGCAAATCTACACCAGAAGCAGGCAAAGTCAATCACTTTCCCTCTATAATGAAGCCTTCCTGATTCCGGTGCCTCCCAGGTTTACATAATAAGCAATATACGCACTTCCCGCGAAATAGGCATCGTAACTCGTTATATTGCAACACTGTCCGAAGTTTACATAATATCATTTCGCCGAACCACCCGAGGACTCCGGAGTCCGGTTCCAGGTGGAAGGAAGTCCGCCGCTTCATTATAACTCCGCGCGCCGATTCCTGTCAAGTCCGAAAATCCAAAATTCCGAAAATTCGATGACCCCTGCTCTGCTCCAAATTCCGGTTCCAGGTTTCTCGCCTCCCCTGCTCTAGACCTGGTGGTGGAGGTGTGAGTAGAGACATAGACATGCTCTCTCCGCCTCCTGGTTGGATACGTGTTCACTCAGACATAGGCGCCCGGGGAGATCACTACCTCCCCCGTCTAGGTTTCCCGGGGACCTGCGGGGTTATCTGAACGGATAGACCCGGTCATTTACGTGTTCATACAGACCGGTTTCGACGTGGGGTCATATGGATATTTACCCACGGCTCATACAAGACCTCTTCTGGTACATTCCTCAGGAAGGCTTATCACATGGCACGATATGGAAATACCCAGAGGGGCCGTGAACCGACGCTCTGGGTACCCATTACACAACATTTTCCTGTATCCCCGCGGAATACCTATTACACCCTGTACAGAGGGTTCCTACTACACCTCTGTACCTTTCCCTATCACAGATCCTAGAAGTCCCGCTTGGCCATCATGCGAAAGAGGTCCTCTGGGGGTGCCGTCTTGATGTTCAGGTCTACACCTTCCTCTGTGGTAATCGTCTGGGCCTTGACCCTAGCCAGTCTCTGTAGGTCCAGACGTTCCTCATCCATTTGTTGGGTTTCCTTGCGCTTACCGGAAACGGCCTTCGTGGTCTTCCGAATCAGGTTCTCAATTTCCTTGTCCGTCATGCCTCTCCTGGGTTGATCCTTCATGGTCGTCTAAATAGCTCAAGCGCGTTGTCCAATCCAAATACAAGACTTACTTATGACGCCTACTGACGTGGTTTCAGTGCTGGATACGCTGTACGTCTCTCGCAAACGGATCGCGTTGATCCCTACGCGCTCCTCAGGGCTCCTGATGGTGTCCGACTCACTCGCTGTCTTGCTCTCCCGGAGATCGTTCTCTGAGCGTCTGTTTCGGCGTTCTGTGAACGTTGTCGTGCTCGGGACCCTGAATACAGAACTTGTGGATCTTCTTGTCTCTGTTCGCGGAATTGCGGGGATTTACGTCACGGAGCGTGTTCCGTGGGGTCTTGCTGATCGTCTCAAGGGAGCGCGTGTTCCTCTTCACCGGCTCGTATGGTCACCTGGGTCATTGCTCCGTTAAGAGCGGTCTTTCAGAAGCCTGACCCGGGTACTGAGATTCTTGGGGTCTTCAAGTCCGAGGAGGGGGCCGCGGCCTACATTGCCTCCCTCACCGGAACCCGTGAGGTCTCCGACGGGCGGAAGACCGTGGCCTTCTCTGAACTCAGACGCGTCCTCATGCTTGGGGAACGCAATCCAAACGCGAAAGGACTTTCGCTCCCCCACCGGGAAAAGATTTCGCAGGCCCTCAAGCACGCTCGCCGACGGGACCCAAACCCCTTCCTGAATCGGACCCATACCGGGTCCGCTAAGATGCGCATGGCCCTCTATCAATTGACTAGACCGAAGCGGCGTTGGATCCTTGGGCCGCAAGGTCAAGAGCGTCTTGCGCCGCTTGAAGAGCCAATTCCTCTTGGCTGGGTTCCTGGGCGGCGATCCTCGCGTCTTGGGCGAACGACACGTCAATCAGTGTCATAATCGTTGCGAGGCCCGAGGCAATCGTGAGGACAATCACGAGCGGAAGCCAGAATGGGGCAAAGACCCAGGCCCATGTGATTGTCGGATACGCCGTGAGCTTCGCGATGAGCAGAAGCCAAAAGACGATCATGTTGAGAATTGCAAACTTACCGGGAAGCGTGAGTTTCATTGTAGGTACCTGTCTCCTAGTGATTGGGGTTTCGTGGACGGTGCTGTGTTTCATCTTGCCCCGAAAGTGGACGGGGATCTCTTGCTTGTCACCCCGGTAGGTCATTCACCGCGCTCGACCCCGAGGTCCTTGAGCAGTTTCCGCACTGGGACACGCGACCCGTAGTCGAGGCCGAGGATGACGCGAAGATCCTGAACGGCGTTGTCAATCACCGTATAGTGGAGTCCTGGTACAAGCGGCTCCGCGTCGATCCGATTATAGAACGAACCATCGGCAGAACTGTACATTTCATTCCGCCCCTCGGGGCCATAGAGGCCGATATCACCCGCGATGCCGTATAAGCAGCACGGAACGGGGCCCTCTGCTGTGTACCATAAGAGTCTACCCGAACCTACGCCACCGAGTTCGTCTGCGCGGGCAACGATTCCGTCGAACTTCGCGGCTTCAAGTGTCTGTGTCATTGGTGTGTCGAAGGCTCCAAGAAATGGTTGATGAGCGCATGAACGTCCTTGTCCAGATCACCCGAGTCGAAACCGAGCGCGTCTAGTCTCTCACGTATAGTAACGGGCTCGACCTTGTTCCGCGAGCCTTCGGTTGTCCGTTTTCTCGGAATAATGCCGCATGTGCATGTTCCGCCATAATGGCCCGAACAGTTTTTCGGATGGGATTCGCGTGTTGAGTCAATCATCGGATAAAGGGATTAATGCCTTTTCGGAAAGGTGCCCGGGTGCTCCGTCCGTTCCACATTGCAGACGCAACGGCGTGCGCATCATTCAGGGAGAGTTCTGAGAGAATCTGAAGCATTTCGCCTCGCGTTACCGGCTCATTGAGATAATACGCGCGGAGGTCTGCTTTCCTCGTTGCCTCAAGGGCCTCGGCGTGGGCCCTCGCGGACTTCTGTCCAATGAAGTCGAGGACCTCTTCGTCATCACGAATCATGCGTGGCCTCTGCAGGTTGGTGCCGTCGCTTCTTTGCGACATGTGGAGCAAGTAGGCGGGCCGAACATCGTGCAGCAGGGGAATTGGTGATCACCCCAGATGCAGTGGGTGAGCAGCATGTACCACCAATTCAACTCACGTCTCCAGCGCGGGACCTTCGGGGCGAACCTGACAGTGAACGCCAATCCAGTCTCAACTGACATGGGCTGGACTGAACAGATATCCGCCGCAAAGAGATTCGGCATTGCACGCCTCGCGAGATTCACGAGGAGCGGGTCATACGTCTCCGGCGGAGAGGGTGGATCGGGAAAGCACGTCGCCTCGATCAGGTATGGGCGAATCATGGTCTCTTGCGCATCTTCGGTGCCGGATACCCACGGAACTTGCGGTATCCCGAGGCCTTCGTGTGGACAACGAGGGCACACTTTGAACAGACATGGACAGAGTTCTTCTTGATCCCCGCGTACGGTCCGGGAAAGTGGTGCTTGCAGGCTTTCTGCTTTGCTTCCCGTTCATTCATCTTGGCTACGTCTGAATACATTCCGCATTCTCCCATTCTGATTTTCCTAGACCACACTTGAAACAAGTGCCCGCGCCTTCGTACCTCTGGTGCATCTGTTTTAGTTTGCCGAGGGGCGGCGCGGGCACATAGTCAGGATTCTTCTCGGCGAACACCTCGTCCAGCAGATTGTCAAGTACCTTTCGGCACTGAGCCTTCGCGGCCGTCGCGCGGTCGATATCGTGCTCCCTCCAGCCAGGAGCCTGATAGTCCGAATAGGCTTTCGTCAACCGCGCCTGTGCGGCAGCGTAATTGCTGATGGCCGCTTCCAGTTTAGCGCGTGTGACCATTCAATGCTCGGAAGATTGAATCGTTGATGCGGTCTGTTTCTCGGTTGTACTTTTCCCAATACACCCGCTTTTCTTCGTTGCGGATGTACTCCTTTCGCGCGCGGCACACAGGATCCCTTTCACACATATCCGCTTTATAGACAAGAACCCAGAGGGCAATAATGATCGCGCCGAGTACAAAGCAAGAGATTTTCGCAAGTTTCTCACTCATAGCTCACCCGTCTCTTGGATGTTGTAAATGTCGTGAATCCAGATACGCCCATGCGAGTCGTGATGCTCCCAGTCGATCACCTTCCCGAGGCGACGTTCAAAGAAGTCCTGGGCTTCATAGAGCGTGTGCTTGTAACCCAGGACTTCCTCGCGATACATGAGGACGTAGATGGACGGATTCATGGTCTAGAAGAACCCGTAGCCCGAGTTCGGATAGCGATAGGTCGGCCAGTACGATGTGGGGTTCTTGGCCCGCGCCGCATCGTGCTTCTTCTGTTCACGCTCGCGCCGCTTGTCCTCAGCCTCACGCTTCCGCTTCTCTGCGCGCTGCTTGGGCGACAGGTCGAATTCCTCAACGAAATTACCGATTGAGTCGCCTGCGTCGATTGAATCCGACGCGACACCGAAGGCATGATGAATCTCATACTCAATCAGCGATCCATCCACCGTCGTCACGCCGCATTCCTTGAGGGCGCGAGCAACGGGGCAGTTGCACGCTTTACCCTGCTCGCCTCGTGGGAGTTCCTTCAGTGCTGGGAGCTTTGCCTTCTTGCGAAGTTCGTTGACCTTCTTGAGTGCAGCGCGATAGATCGGCGCAGGCACCGTCGTCTTGGGATCAACCAACTTCACTTTCTTCTTGGCCATGATGAATCTCCTTGTTATCAACTGAATTGGTACGGTGATACACGGATGTAGCAGAAGGTCGTGTCCTCATCTCCCACAACAGCCCAGGCACGTGACACCACGATGTAAGGCTCGCCACGAATGTTGATTAGCTCGCCGCTAGCAGGAGCTTGTGCCATAAAGAAGAATCCGAGAAGTTTGTCGGTCTCCTCTTTATGCGATGTAACAAGATGAAAACGTACCTTGAGCTTTGTCATGCTTGTAATCTACAAGGATCGAGGACTAAGGTCAAGGCGGGTTGAGTCCGTTTGTGAACTCAACCCGTCCGTTTCAGAATCCGATTTCCATTGCGTTATCCCAATAGCACTTCTGCACGCTCGCGCAGTCGTCGGATGTGATCTTCACGACAGACTTCGACGTAATTGAAATTGGCGTCGGTATGCAGAATGTATTCCTTGCCATCAACGACGCGAACGGTTTCGGCTTGGAGGGCGTTTTCGATGAGCCGATCCCGCGTTTCGATGAGCGATTGTTCTCTGACGGACATTAGATGATCTCCTCTATGTGTTCGGTGTTCAGATACTTAGTTGCCTGATCCTTCGACCAACGACGCACTGTCCACAAAGACCTGAACAGGTGCCAGAGAGGCTCCTCACGAAGGAATTTGCAAACGATCCGGCAATCGTGAATTGATTCAGGTGTAGTCGTGCGACCGAAGATAGCCACTAGATGATCTCCTTGAGACGATCTGCCGCGTAACTCGCAGCAGGTGACATGGGCTTGATCTTGGGGTCTATGCCGCAGACACCCTTGATGTAACCCATTGCTTGGTTGACGATGCCGTTGGACTTGTGGAAGTCCTCGGGGTTGAGGTCAAGGTGAATCTCAACATCGCGATACAGGAGGACGTCCGCGAGCTTGAGGTACAACTCAGCCACCTTGTGCACTTCGGACATGAGGCGGAACTGCGGCGCATCGGCGCGCTTGGTGTAGTCAGCCTCACGAATGACTTCACCGAACACCTTGCAGCCATGCTGGCCGTCAATGTGAATGACGACGGCGAGCGTGAAGTCTACCATCCAGACGCCACGGATGTTGATCCGCTCGGAGTCGGCGCCAAGGTAAATCTTCGTCTCCGCAGAACTGTTGCGGATGTAGTCCATTACTACGTCGATATCCATTTGTGCTGGCATTGGTTCATCCTCAAGTGTTGATGCCCTAGACAGGACTCGAACCTGTGCCTCCGGTTTCGGAAACCGGCACTCTGTCCAACTGAGCTACGAGGGCAATGATTAGCGTGGTTTGTTACTGTGATCGTCAAAGTACCACCCACACATATGTCCGGCATGGGCTACGGAGACTGTACGAATGGTTGCCGTATCCAGCGGAGTCTGCGCGAAACTGAGCAACCTCTCGCACTGCGCCCGTGGAACATATCCGTCGTCAAAGTCACAACCCATTACAGCGAGGGCCAAGAGACCCATTACAAGGTATTTCTTCATTTGGTGCCCAGAATCTGAGCGTTCCCTGCCTCTCTCAGATACGTGGCGCAGGCATACGCACCTTCTTGTGGACGTGCGTTCCTCACGAACATTGAATCCTGTTGTGTCCGCGCGAGGGCAATGAGGGTCGTGCATGCCTTGAAATTAAAGGCACTTTCGCTGACTGTATCACACCCCGTCAGGAGCGCGACCATTCCTAGTACCATGCAAATTCGCTTCATGTGATTCCTCCTCACTCGTACCGTCGCCGCCGACATTCGGCTTTGAACTGGTTGTATGGTGCCCCTGCATTGTGCTCGCGCTGGGCGTCATTCGCCCAAATGTATCCACACCAACACTGATGCCGCCAGAACTTGACGGGAATGTCAATGGGTGAATAGTGCGACTCAACCGCCATTGCGCGATCTATGGGTTCTACCATCTTCCCACAGACGGGACATGCTTCTCTCACTTTCGTACTCATGTTTCACCTCATTCAGTGCGCCCGGAGGGATTCGAACCCCCGACCTTCTGATCCGTAGTCAGACGCTCTATCCAGCTGAGCTACGAGCGCGTGTGGATGGGCAACGCCATGTCCGCTCCCACCCTGCTAAATCCTTCCGGGTACTCGTAAAGGGGTCCAGGTTCTGCCCTCGCCCCGCCTCTGTCATCGTGGTATCTCACCATGTTTTAACGACTGACAAGAGGTTTTCCACCGCTGCATGGGGACTTCTGTGCTACTTATACCTTGAGCCCGAAGCGTTCCGGGGTGTTCTTGGGCTTTGGTGAGCGCATCTCATCGAACGTGCGACACCGAACCTGTTCAATCTGCTTCAGTGGGAGTCTGAGACCCGCAAACTTCAACTCCCACTCCCATCGTGTCTTACCTGACTCAAAATCAACCCAAGAGACGGCCTTCCGTTCGCGCACAATCGCGCCAATCTCATTGATGATGACCCACTCAGGATCAATCGCGGGGTTTCGAACCCAATCCTGTTTGGGCTTTCGCTTGAAGAACGTCTTGCGCCGTTTCCAAAGCCACCCGATCAGGTCAATTCCAAACGCGAGCACAAAGCCCCAAAACATTCCTTCGATCATGGTATTGGTACCGTCTCAGCAAAATGTGGATCGACCGCGTGCAATGCGTTCTGTGCAGCGAGTTCCTCTTTCACGAGGTTTATCTCTCGCCGTGCTTCCTTCGTGGTCATCTTCGATACGTCAATCGCGAAGATGCGACCCCTCGGACGATTGTTGTAGTCCTGTGGTAGTTTATCCATTTCCATAATAGCGCATAGGGGAATCGAACCCCTCTCCCCCGGATGAGAACCAGGCGACCTAGCCGATAGTCGAATGCGCCGTTCAGGGAGCCGTGTGAGTGTCCTGGCTTGACGATCCCACCCCGACCCCCTTGGTACTACGAAACGAGCGGTGCGTTGAGTGCCATCATCTGGCGACCCGTCTGAATGTCGAGTGCCTCGACGTACTTCGGTCCCAACTCAGCCGCTGCCGCCGAGAGAATCGTGTGCTCCGCCGTCGGCAGAATCGCGCCCGTGCTACCCACAAAGACAAGCTTCGGTTCCATGATATAGCCTCCTTGAAGTTGACCTACAAATGGAGAGGGGTGGAGTCGAACCACCGCCTGACTCTCGACTTGGTACCAGTCTACGGTCTTTGACACGGATTAAGATCCGCCGCTCTGTCCCACCTGAGCTACCTCCCCAATGCACCCAGCAGGATTCGAACCTGCACCCCACTGAAGGGACAGGGCTCTCGACCCTGCGTGTCTACCAGTTCCGACCATGAGTGCGTTACACTGCCTCAAGCTGCGAACAACCTTCAGCGAGCACCATCAGCTTGCCGTCTGCCATGCGTAGCCCGTACCAAACTACTTCGTACAACTTCCCTACATGAATCCTTACATCTTCAACGACACACTCCTCACCCGTGGGGTAGAAGTCGATTATCTCGCGTGTCGCGGGATCAATGTGTCGAATATTATACGTGAGCCTGACACGATCACCCACCTTGAACTCTGGCGCAGCCTTCTCAATTACGGGCATGTGGGTATGTCGCGTACAGACAGGAATTGATCTTGAAGATTACATCCCAATCGACTAGGTCGCGTGCGAACAACTCATCCCGCAGCGCAATCAGAGAGGTGACAATCGTGTCCGACTCACTTAGTTTCTTGGACGTGACTATCGTGTCCTTCGGCGTCGTGGCATCCATCTTCATCCTCCGGGGTGTCGTTGCACTCACAGCATGGATGCTCGGGCCAACATGAGCAGTGTCGTTTTCTGTCCTCGGTGCATTCGTTTCTCATGTCAGAAAGATAGCTCCTCAGACCGCAGACCTCAATCCCTCGGTTGTCCGAAAGTTCAGATCGAATTTCCGAATTGGGTAGTTTCCCCGGTGCGCGTCAAAGTACGCATCGAAATCTTCAATCGCCCCTTGCATGTTGTAGTGTCCATTCAGCCCAACGAGACCCCGATTCTCTGCAATAAACCGCTCCGAGGACGTCGTCCTGAACGCCCTAGGCTCCCGATCCGCATAGAGCAAGGCCAGCGTACACTTTGAGAACGATGACCATTCTAATGCGGTCCCAGGGACAGCTTTCATCGAATGCCAATGTGAGTCCGATTCTTTGAACCACTCGACAACGCGAGAAAATGCATTTGGGAATAAATCCCAGGATGCGCGCATCATCTTTGGCCCGATGCCGTTCCCACGATATGCAGGAAGGACATACACGCCTCGCGTGCGCAGAACGGTATCGGAGATATTGTAGACAGAGGTGTAACCCTTTGTCACGCCATCTTCAACCCACGCACACGGGAAGCAGAGAATGTCCTTCGCCCACCGCTCGCGCGGATACTGCACGATGCCGAATGGGTTATTCCATATCGGAATCGTCTCGGGTTGTTTTGTGTGCCAGTGGTCTGCCATACCTTCGCAGAACTCGGACCAACGAATGACGTGGAGCATATCTCACATGTTGAATAGGTCCTGATGGATTCGAACCAACATCTCCTGGGTCAAAGCCAGGCGTCCTAACCGTTGAACGAAAGACCTGCAGTGCTCCGTATCGGATTCGAACCGATATCGCTGCCTTACCAAAGCAGTATGTTGACCGTTGACACTAACGAAGCTAGTGCCCGCATTAGGATTCGAACCTAAATTCTGGAGTTAGAAGCTCCATGTGCTATCCAGTTGCACTATGCAGGCGTATTGGTGGACCAGTGTCAGGAGATCATCCTGACTTCGCCGCCTATGGCCCAAAGGCGTAGTAGAAAGGTCTAGAACCTTCTACTCTGGGCTTGAGAGCAGCATCATAGGCCGAAGCCTCCGCTGAGAGCAATCACCAGGCATTTAATCCAACCAATCGTGCTTGTACGGACCGATATCATCGAACGCTTCCTCGTCGTACTTCCCGCGCCGCAGGAGATTGTTAATCTCAGAGCGATACTGCCGACGATTGTGCTTCACAGCCCACGTGCGGCCCTTCTTCTTGCCAGGCATCGGCCCGAACCACATCTCACGCTGCATCTCCCACTTCCGCTCACACTTGAAGCAGAGATAGGTCCGATCGTGATAGACCCACTTCGGCTTCGTCTCTTTCGTTTTCTGAAACTCCCAGAACGTGATGGGCTCAGGCACACGCGGAGGATTGAGCGTGCTCCAATCGAGCGATCCATTCTTGAGCTTCCAGCCCCCAATGCGATACCGACGCCATGCGCGCTCGGCCTCGCCGTACTTCGCTTCATACTCCGCCCGAATTGCCTTCCACATCGCGTTATGTTCCTCGTCCTGTCGAACGATATCCTTCGCGACGTGCTTGCACTGTGGGCAGAATGTGGCGTGCTTCTGCCGAGAGTAATACTTGTTACTGACGGGAGCCCAGGTCTTGAGATCCTTCCAGTAGTCCTTCTTGGTGCGGTCATTCGACCGCTTGATCGTGCCGTCGTAGGCAACGATCCACTTCTTCTTTCCGTGTGACACTTTGACGCTCCTGGTTTGGGTACCTAGATTGTCATAATGCCTCCAATGGTTTGTAGCGAGTGGATTCGGTGCTTGCCCAAAACATTCGTTCTGGATGCAATCTTCACATTCCGGATATTCGATTGAAGACCAGTCGTCAACGATCATATGACGCGAGGGAAGTCCGAGCAACTTCGACTCCGGAGTACTCAACGATGACCCACTGAGACCTCACAACAGGTGTCTTGATGGAACTGTAGCGGGTATGTGGATGATTGTACGTCTCACCCAGCGATGGTCGGTTCTTATACATCTTTCCGTTCTTGGAGAGATTTTCCGGCGCGTTATGCTTCGACGGCTTGAAGAACATCCCAGACGGTAGGTGCAACAGTTTGTAGAATCTCATATCGTCTCCTTCTCAGTGAGAGCCCAGGATCGGGATCGAACCGACGACATCCTGATTACAAATCAGGTGCTCTACCAACTGAGCTACCTGGGCACATTCCTACTAAAGCGGAGAGCCTGGGATTCGAACCCAGATGTCCTTGCGGATGCCAGATTTCAAGTCTGGTGCAATAGCCAGTTCTGCCAACTCTCCAATTATTCTTCCACAGGTCTTGCTGTCACAATGGCGGAGATCAATTTGAACTCAGACACCGTCTTGTCCTTCTCGACTGTCCCAATGCCTGAGACAGAATAGACAGCCGCCTCTGCCTTATCCATCATCATAAGTGCTCGCCCGCATGGGGTGTCGAGCACCCGCCCATCAAAATACCAATCACCGTCAATCGTCTCAATCGTGCCAACGCCAGCGACGTTCGCGAGAAGGACGCTTGTCGAGGGATTTGATCCCAACGTCAGAAAGACTTCCTTCCCCTTATAATCAGCGATTGCCTTCTCCATCACTGCCTTCGGATAAATGCGTCCGTTGACAGTGGGTGTATCGGCGCGAAGAAGTATGGCGTGTATTTGCATGACTCAATATAACTCAACCCACATCCTTCATCAAGACGTGGGTTGTCCAAAGTGCCCATGGAGGGATTCGAACCCCCATTACAGGTTTCGTAGACCTGTGTGCTATCCGATTCTACTACATGGGCATAACGGAGAGCCTGGGATTCGAACCCAGAAATCCCTTTCAGGACGCTAGTTTTCGAGACTAGTGCAATAGCCAGTTCTGCCAACTCTCCAATTTTCGTACTACAAGCGGAGTGTGAGGGATTTGAACTCTCACGTCCTTTCGGACCCACCGTTTAGCAAACGGGTGCGACACACCATCTTCGCCGACACTCCAGGGGCGGCTTCCGATCACGACGTTTCCCATACCCTGCGGCCGCAAGGCATGCGTTCGTGTGTGGCGCTTGTGGACCACCTTAATCAACCGGACACCGAGATCCCCGAATCGGCTTCGAACCGACGACTCACCCTTACGAGGGGCGTATTTTACCAGCTAAACTATCAGGGAACAGCAACAAGCGGGTCGTACGGGAATCGAACCCGTCTCTCTCCCGTGACAGGGGAGTATTCTAGCCGATAAACTAATGACCCAAGTTAACCTACTTTCCAAATCGTACTAACTTACTATGGGAACCGTGGGGATCGAACCCACCCCTTCAGGATTTCACCCTGACGTACGACCAACTATACGAAGTCCCCGAACCTACTACACACCAATCTGCTTGCGTTTCGCCTTCGACACCTTGAGCAGCGCGCCACGCAAGTTCCGTTCCTTCACGATGACGATACGAATGCCGCGCCAGAACCCAGACTTCTCTGAGCCACGTCCTGCATCGTTCCGCATCTGCACCCAGACGTTTTCACCCACTCCCTCAAAATCTTCAACCGACCGATAGAGCTTCATGCAATTGACTGTCACCAGTCCCTTGTTCGCATTGAGCGCAAATTCATGCGGCTGCATTTTCCCCTTCACGATGCAACCATTCGGGAGAATGTCTACACCGAATGCCGCTTCCTTGATTTCTGCATCCGTTGCTTCAACGGCAATGGGTGGATCAATCTTGTACCCGCCCACTCCAATGTCGATCAACTGAGTGAGTCCACCCTTCAGTGCCCACTCAATAACCTTTTTCGCTTTGTCGCGCCAGATCGAATCAGCCGATGCAAGCTGGTCGCCGTTCTCACCCTTCAGCGAGATGGGAACATCACCCTTCGCGGTCGTGAGAATGAAGTCAGCCTTCTTGCCCGTACCCACACCGTCCTTCTTGGTGCCCTTCTTGCCTGTTTCCTTGATCTTCGTGACACCGCGCACCATGAACTTGCGGGTGCCATCTGTGAACAGAATGTCAAGTACCGGCATCAGCTTCAGCAGGTCCTTGATGTGATGATGGAAGCGATCTTCTGCCATCCCACCCTTGTTCTGGGCAGTGAACTTCACGAACCGCGAGCGATCCTTGACCGTGATCGTGAACCCCTCGGCCGTGATGACGTTCTTGACCAGCTTGGGCTTCGATCCCGCGAGTGCCTCGAAAATCTTCAGTGCAACCTTGTCAACAAGCGTTGGTGCAACGAGGACGTCGAATGCCTTCGGCCCGACAGGCTTCTGTTCCTTCTGTCCTAGCTTTGCAACCAATGCTTGCAGATGATGGAGCGACAACTTTGCCATGTGCAGTCCTTGAGGGGTCTGCACTATTTAGAGTGCGGGTGACGAGGGTCGAACTCGTATCTCTTGGGTGGAAGCCAAGCATGTTAGCCATTGTCACCACACCCGCATTGTACTACAGAGTCAGGTGGTCGGGGATTGAACCCGAGCCCCCGGCTTCACAGACCGGTACTCTACCAATTGAGCTACGCACCTGTTAATGGTTGCTGAAAAAGCTGACGAAAGCCCCGATCAAGCTAGACAATTACGGCCCTACCGTCGCCCGACCATGCAGGCTAGTTCCGTACCTTTCCTCATGTCGTTGTGACAGCAACCAAGCTGGGACAGAAGGAGTCGAACCTTCATCTTCCTGATTAACAGTCAGGAGACTTGCCAATTAGCCCACATCCCAATACAAACTACGCGTCCCGCGACCGCAAGTTCCAATCGTAGACGTTCTCTTCCACCGTGCCATCTTCGAGGCGAATGTCGTACTGACCAGGCATTCTGCCGCAGCAATCACACCCATAGTCAAACGCTTCGACAACACATCGGAGGATCGTTGCAGGAACATCGGGACAATCTTCGTACCAAACCTTCTCGTCATCGTCGAACATAAGCCCTCCTCAAGTTGATGCTCTGCCTCGGCTTCGAACCGAGCCCTAAAGGGTAAAAGCCAATTGTGCCTCCAACAACACTTGCAGAGCGTAAGCCCCGGGTGAAGGATTCGAACCCTCAGCGCATGGATTTGGAGGCCAGCATGTTAGCCAGTTACACCAACCCGGGATGAAGCATTGTCGTGGCGAGTCTCCCATTTATCTCGCACCGGGCTGAAAGCCGCATAGCCCTGTGACGCCAGACACGGAATATTGACGGTACCGTGCCCCACACCAGACGTTCCGTCCAAACATCTCACGACAATACAGTGGGACCGGAGGGATTCGAACCCCCAATGCCCGAAGGCGCCGGATTTACAGTCCGGTGGTTTAACCAATTCACCCACGTTCCCATAGCTGGAATCATACCCTTCTTTTACCCTTATGTCTTCCGACGATCGGGAACCACCCAGGAATCATCCAGCATAGTCATCAAGGGGTTCGAACCCTTAGCCTTCGGCATGTCGAGCCGATGCTCTATCCAGTTGAGCTAGACGACTGCACAAACTACTTGGTAGGCGTAATGAGATTTGAACTCATATTCCCGGCTTATCAGGCCGATGTACTCACCAGGTTATACGATACGCCAGTGGCGGGTGAGGGATTCGAACCCACAACCTCCGGTTTATGAGACCGTTGCTCTATCCAGTTGGAGCTACCCCGCCATACCACCCAGTTACCCATATCGGATTCGGTCCTTCGACCGACGGGGCATGATTCAGAGTCATGCCTGAGTGCAGATCCGTTGTAGCGTCCTACAAGTGCTCCGAGTGGGATTCGAACCCACACCTTACCGATTAAGAGTCGGATGTACTAACCGTTGAATACTACCGGAGCATGAACTACAGAGAACCGGGTGGGGATCGAACCCACGACCACCTCATTAACAGTGAGGCGCTCTACCACTGAGCTACCGATCCAAAAACGACATTCTGTCAAAGCTCTATCCCGAGACGTTCGCGCGCCTCGCTTCCCCACCGCGAAATGAAGTGGCCTATGTCTTAACGGTGTCGCCCTCCTCTCGGGCTCTCACACCGCCAGTGTCTAATTTCGGCCATGAACAGTTACAGAATGTACAGTGCGGGTACCGAGATTTGAACTCGGCCTCCATGCTTGGCAAGCATGTGTGCTAGCCGCTGACACTACACCCGCGTGAACAACAGTCGAGGTGGTGGGACTCGAACCCACAGCCTTCCGGTTCCAAACCGGAGAGTCTGACCAATTGACGTACACCTCGTTATGAACTACAGCTTCGTGAACACCCAACTCATAGGTTCACGCACCATCTTGTAACCTTCTGCGGCGAGTGCCGCTTCGATCTTCTTCTTGCCCTCAGCGTCGGCTTCAATCATCTGCCAGGTGATGTGATTGAACCAGGCATTGAGAGGCATGAGACCACGTTCTAGGACTTCCATATAGAGTTGCCGCAAAAGGATTCGAACCTATATCTCCCGGGTCAGAGCCGGGGATACTAACCATTGTACTATACGGCAATAAGATTACCGGATGGGATTCGAACCCATGATCGCGGCTTTGCAGGCCGCTGCCTTCCCACTTGGCTACCGATAATTTTCGCGGGCCTAAGCCCAGTGCGTCTGGAGGGATTCGAACCCCCACCCCCGAAGGGACCCGGTTCTAAGCCGGGCGCGTCTACCAATTCCAGCCACAAACGCATAACTACGGGAAGACTTTGTTCTCAGCGACACGCCGAGTTACTTCCCTTTTCTCTTTCAGTGGAGGATAGCGGGTTCGAACCGCTGACTCATGCGTGCAAGGCAAGTGTGTTCCCAGCTATACCAATCCCCCATTGTGCTCTATTCTTTTCGCCGTGACGAGCAGTCACCGCCTCTCTTTATCCCTGATGGCTTGGGTCAGTAGCGCGTACGGGAATCGAACCCGTCTTCCCTGGGTGAAAACCAGGCGTCCTAGCCGCTGAACGAACACGCCATACGTCAGAATCCGTTCTTCAACGCATTCTTCATTCGATCAACCATCACGTCATCCTCGACGTTGAACAAATCAGCACCCTGGCCGTAGGGTCGATCACCGAGATTGTGCACCAACTGGCCAAGGCGCAGATCAGGATAAGCAGACCAGAGGGCCTTCAGCAGGTCAGATGCTTCCTTGATCCTCTTTGGATCTCTCATGTAGTTACCTCTCAGTAGTGGTAGCGGAGGGCCGAATCGCACGGTACTTTCTGGTTTATGAGACCAGCGTGACACAGTTCACTTCCCCACGATAGTTCCAACAGTGCTCAGAGAGGGAGTCGAACCCTCACCCCTTTCGGGACCGGATTTTGAGTCCGGCGCGTCTACCAGTTTCACCACCCGAGCATGAAGTAGGCAATGTCGGATTCGAACCGACACCTGACGAGATGTAAACTCGTTGCTCTTTCCGTTAAGCTAATCGCCTGTAACGCAAAATCCCGTACCGCTTTGTGAGCGATACGGGACGAAAGAAGAAATTCAGCGTGGGCTAAATTTCGATCTTGACTCCGTATCGTTCACGATTGACTGAACCGCCACCCAGACCCGCTTCATAATTCCAATCCTGTCGCTTGCACTGTCCACCACCGACCAGGCTTGTCACGGTGCTTTGCGGCAACGCGGGCTTGGAGCTAATTCGGTGTGAAGTAAAGCGTGACATAGAATGAATTGAGTTCTCTCGGTGACTTGTTGAACGTTCTATGAATATAACAGCCTTGAGCCTCATCTGCAAGCCCTCGGTTGTCCGATCCGTCTAGCGCGTTCTGTTGTTTTCGATGTTTCTATTTATACAACCGAGGCTTCTGTAACCTTCGATTTGGACGACTTTGCTCGCTTCCCCACCTGCTTGCTCATGGGAATCTCCTTCGCGACGACTTCGGGAAGTTCCAGAGACTCGCTGGGTTCGACAGCAGGCGCCGTGGGCTCGTCTACAACGGGATCAAGCTGACCGACGTCAATAGTGATCGGAATCCCGATCCTCGGGAGCGCAGTGACGAGCGCAGGGTACAGTCCAAGGAGCGTCTGGTCCTTGATGTGATTCAGGATGATTGCTTCTTCCCAGTGCACACCTTCGAGGATGTTGACCCACGCATTCTCACGCTGGTACGCCGCGACTCGTTCCATCGGCTGGCCCTTGGCGAACGCCTTCACGCGCCGAAACTCAGCGCGGAGCGTCGTCTCACCCATTCCCGCCGGGATATCCTTCGTGAGCTTCACGTTGGGTGGAAGACCTTCGGGGATCGAACTGATACGGCACTCATTCTGGCCCGCAATCATCATATATCCACGGAACGATGAATCGGTCTGGAGCAGGTGATCGGCGCGAGCCGCAATATCGTTCTCATCTACACCCTTGACAATCCAGTCAAGGGCCTCATTCAGTTGGCGAAACTTCTGCATGGTTAAAACTCCTGTATCAATTCGATCATGTTCCTCATCCGATTCTTGATGAAGAAGTTGAGCAGCATGCCCTTCCCTCTGACGCCCTTCTGCGCCTCGTAACTATGTATGATCGCCTCAGCGAGCGCGGGAGGCACATTGCGCAGATCAACCATCGCACGGTTCCGATCAAAGTTCCGTCGCAGGTTTACGTCGGCTCCGTAGATTTGATCCCACGGCAGACGCTTCCATTCCTCGACCAGTTCGGTCTTGAGCGGCTTCTGTCGCGCACCCGTGACGAACGTATCATCAGCCGAGAGGACATTCGGGACACCATCGCCCTTGTCCCCGCGGAGAATGTGCTCGGTCAAGATCCAGTCAGCAGGTTCCGTTGCCTTCACCCACATCTTCTGGATCGGTGAGTATTGCGAGACGTTCTCGTGCCGATGGAGTTGGAGGAAGTCGTGGTCGCCCGACAGAATCAAGACCTTTTCGGGCTCGGGATCATCGAATAGTGTCCCGGTTGGCACCTTGAGGTCATGACTCTGCGAGTGCAGCACCAACGTGGCAATCACGTCGTCCGCTTCCGCCCCTTCGATTTCCACGACAGGATACGGAAAGAACTCTGCCAACTCGGCCTTCACCTGATTGAGTGCAGCGAACAGGTCTTCCCAGTTGAGACCCGATTCCTCGCGCGCCTTCTTGCGCCCCGCCTTGTAGTGGACGAACTCTTGCTTGCGCCAGTACTTCCGTCCATCGCAACAGATGACGAGGGAGCCGTACTTGGATCCATACTTCATTTTGTACGAACGAATCGTGTTCAAGATCATGTGACGGATAAGCCCCACGTCCACATGAATATCCTTTCGCCCACGGACTTCTGCCATCAGTGTCGAGATGGCCGTCTGTGAGTAGTCAATCAGAATCATCCTTGCTCGCTTGTGCGTGTCTATACAATTTAGCACACCACGCGCATTACTTCAAGGAGCAGGTTAGCCGTTCAGTCCCGCCTCCAATTGTGCAAGCGCCTTTTCCACTTCAAGCAGTTCTACGCGCTCCTGTTTCTCTCTGATGCGGCGTCGGTCTTCTGCCTTCTCCAGCGAGCGGCGCACAATCAATCCACCTTTCACTGCCCCCAAAACGATTAAGACTGCTGGCACGGTGACAGGCCAGAGCACAGAGGCAAAGAAAACTTCTGGATACTCAGTCATACCCCAGAAATCATCCACCTTACCAATGACGACACAGATGAATGTCCAGAGTGCGAACGCAATCGGCGCGCCTACGAACCAGATAGCTGGGGTCACATCAGACTCCGAAGAGATGAATGGAGATCAAGACACCCGCGATGCCACCTGCAACACCTCCGAGTGAGTACGCGAGCCATTGTCCAATCTTGTCCCCCTCGCCCTCCTCGTCTTTCGCGAGTTTCTTGAAGAGGAGAAATCCGGTTGTGCCGAGTACGAAGTCAGAGAGTCCCGTGAGCCAGAGATTGCCCTGGCTCACGGCCCGCTGATTGATGACGATGATGATATCCGCCACCATCGTGTACAGAAAGATCAGGAGAAGCCCCTTGATCCTTGCGGGAGTCATTCGGGCTCAATCGCAGCGCATGCCGCGTCGAACTGCTCTTCCATTCCATCGACGATTGCCATGCAGATGGCGCACGCGACAGCCGCGACAAGCAGACCGTCGAGCGCAAAGATGATTGCCCCGACCATGTACCAGAACCGAGTTCCTCGTGCGAATCCCCGCCAGAAGAATGGTGAGTGCATCGTCCTGAGGAACTCTGCCTGTATTCTGTACCAGCGAGACCTCTTCGGGAGCCGCTGACGCACAATCCACCTGAGGTGTGAGTTCAGTTCATTTTGCACGATGCCTCGTTCTTTGTCGGTGAGGCTTATCTCGTCCGCGAGCGCGTAGTTGTACGTCGCCACACCGTCGATGTAGAGAACGTCACCGACCCAGGAGAAATCATACCCCGGGAATTCTTCTCGGAGGGCAGTGAGCAGTCCCTCCCTCAATACTTCTCGCATGTTGACTCCTGGATCGGTGAGCGTGAGTTACTTCTTGGCCGCGGAGTCGATGGACGTCGCGAAGTGTCCGTGTGACTCGGTGCGCGCATTGAGATAGATGCCTTCATGGCGTGCCTTCACGCGAACCTCGCGCTGCGCTTCCATGAAATCCTGCGCGACCTTCGCGAGCGAATCGGACTCGATGGTGAAGTCATACGCCGTGCCGTTCACGCCGCCGCCGTTGCTGAAGCCGCCGCGTACCAACTCGGCTTCCCACGTCTTGTTCAGGATGCCAACCTTCGACACCTTGACGATCTGCCCCACCTTCTCCGTCGTGCCCGGTGCTGAGTTCAGCCCGCATGCGGTGACCGACGCGAGGATAGCGAGGCTGATGATGTTACGGATAGTGCGCTGTCTCATGTGTTCTCCATTCTGAGGTTATGCGACTCGCAGCAGCAAGAGATATGCTGCCGTCCTGCCGTTGAGGGGAGCCGCTTTGGCCCGCACCCCGTCAAACCATTTCTCGGTTTGATTTTTGCGTAATGCCATAAACTCCTTCAACTGCTCCTCTGGCTTCCGAAGCACTTTCGATCCCGACTTGCCACCGTAGCCCAGAATCTTCGGGCCCTTGACGTGCAGTGACCCTGCAATCTCACCGACGTAGTGCTGGAGCCGTCGTCGCTTCGTGTCGTACACCCACAGTTCGCTCGCGCCGAGAATGTCTACGGGGTCGATTGACGTGATCCCGAGTCCTCCATCCTCCTTGGCGTAGCGAAGTCGTGCCACGACCTTCTTCTTGTCCGTCGGCTTCTTCTTCCGCACCTTCTTGGCCTTCGCGACTGCGACCTGACCCTTCATCGCATCGCGGAGCGTCGTGAACGTTCGCACCGCATTGGCGAGTGTGCGGGGCTTCAAGTGACGAGTCCCCTCGACCAACTGCTCCTGATCGTCGGACTGGTCTTTCGATGCCTTCGCCGCAGCAATCTCGTTCCACTCGACAATGTAGCGGTCAAGATGCGCAATCAGATGACGAAAGTGGGGTTCCTTGAACGTGGGGTCAAAGAGCACCTCCTGCATTGACGGAATGTCAATGTCGTCGCCGTCTGTGAGAATGTCTGCCGCCTCGTCAATCTCTGAGAGGGTGTCGGTGACCTGTGCCTTGATGCGATCCTGCACCGAGACTCGCGGCTTGTCTGACTCACTGACTTCTCTCGCTTCGGGTTCAGTGAGCCCCGCGACGAAATCGTGGATCGTGTTCAGATCCTTGTCCGACAGCGGGAATCCCTGCAAGTGCATCCGCGCCATTGACGGGATCGTTGACATAATCAACGCCTTCGGGACCCCCTTCCATCTGCGAAGATCGGTTTCTGACTCAGGCGCACGATGCACGCGAATCCAGACTTCAAGATACTTCTGAAGGTCTTCCTTGCCTGCGCAGTACGCATGCCACGCAAGACCTTCGTTGAACAGCTTGCGATAGTTCGCGGGCGTGATGTTGCCCTTGTCCTCGTATGTCGGCTCTTGCGAGAAGTACGCCTCGTCGCCTCGCGGGGGACGAACAGAGTGCAGCTTGATTTTCATTTGAGACCTCTCAAGTCTTTCTTCTTGGCCTGAATGTAAGCGGCATCAGTTGTCATGCCTGCCCAATCGGGATTTGAATATGTCTGCGACCCATCGAGCCAATTATCTTCGCTCCAGAGCGTATACCACCCACGCGAGCGAAGATAGTCGGCTTTTGTTTCTTCAGACATTCGCTGCGGGATGAAGAATGACTCCTGTGACCGAGTCCCAGCGAAATGAGCGCCAGCCCATTGCTTCCAGATCCCAGACGCGGCACGCATCGGGTGAGAACTTTCTCGGCGTCGCCGTTACGAGACGCTCCTGTTCCGCAGCGGGCATGAGTGCGGGATTGATCGTGCAGCGCATGACGCGCCGCGTTCCGTCAGCCTTGTCGAAGTTCACTGTTGCTTCGAGGTTCCGAATGCCAGCAAGAAATGCGCCGCGAATGATCGGATCCTGAAAATACGTCTGTGCCATTTTGTGCTCCTCACGTTTGTTTTCGTGTGATGAACGATACTTAGTTAGACCTCAGACCGCAAGCCTTGGGTCATCCGAAAGAGATTTTCGACTTCCATTCCTCGAAACGAGTGTTGATTCGCATTTCAGTTTCGACCATGTAATGAGGATCAGTGGCGCGAGTGATGTAAGGAATTGTGTCGGGGCCGCTTGAGCACTCCATGTCCGAACCACGAGTCGAGTAGTCCATAACAGTCGAATGGGTTCTAGTATGGCAGACCAATGCAATTGGACAATCCGTTCCTATTAACTGTGCGTCCATTGCGATTTCGCGTGACCGCTTGAACGTTCTACCCCATGAGATGAAGTCATCCCACCAGATCCAGCGCTTCGCGGGACCGTCGGGGGCAACACCTGATACAATGCCGCTCGATCCGAGACTAGTCTCTCCCGGTTTGCGAACAGCAAAAAGTGGGATGCCCGTGAGAAACGAAATCGCACCTGCTGTCGGCACGCCTGAATGCCCGCATGCCAGAATCGCATCGGCGTCTAGCTCCTGCACCGCGGCCGCACCCCAGAGGACAATTTCCTGCATTGTCTTGATTGTGAAGGCGTCCCGAGTGTGCGACGGACACTTGTCTACAGCATGATCGGTATTCTTGCGGGTGTGCAGCTTCAGAATATGCGTCACGTTTGGTCTCAGCGTTTGAGTTGTCGAGAATCAACAACCGTAGACCGAATTCCGCAATCCTCGTGGTGTCCGTTTCTGCGACAGTCCAATTAATCCAATATTCCGTAAATTGGACTCCCTCAGTGACACGAGGACCGATCACTGAGGGAGTTGCACTCTCTGTATTGTAGAGCGGGAGATATCCCGCTGGGGCGTCTTATAGGCGCGAGAGCCACGTGACGTGATTGCGTCTCACTCGCACTGAGATCCACGCATTGTACCACTTGTCGGGGTGCTCAAGGACCTCATGCTGGAACTGTAATTTGGCCTCGTAGTAACTGCATTCCCCAAGTGAGTAGCAGATGCGGAGGATCGTGCGCGTGAAGTTCTCGGCCCCGAGGGTTGCCACATCGGTTGCAATCTCGTCAGACGAGCCGTAGTAGGTCCGCCAGTCTGATTCGACCTTGAATTTCTTTTTCTTCTTCTTGACTTGCTTGCTTTTGGAGAAAAAGAATCGCTTCTTGCCGATGTATGACTTCCCCGATAGCGTGTTGGAGATGAGGTACACGAAACCAACAGCTTTCTCGGGGATTGCTTCTAGCGGGGCACCATCGAACACCCAGTCCATAAATTAGCGACGGTCGGTGCGAAAGATCCCTGTCTCAAAGACCTTCACGTTTACCGTGCCCATGTTGAGCACATGAGGTGTGAGTGGACCCGGGGTTGGGCCTGTACCTTCACCGCCCTCTTTCGTCCAGCCGTGATTGCCGCGCGTGGCACCGTACGAGAAGAATGCGTTGATCGCCTCGCACTCCGCCTTGGTCAGTGCAATGACGACGCCCCCTTCCTCGGCCACCGCTAGGGCGATCATGCGCCGTGACCATTCAGTCGAGGGCACGCTTTTATCTTCGTTCGCTTCACCCCATACAATGTCAACGAGGCGTTGGAGAAACGTATTAGCGGTCATCCTCTTCCTCCTCAATCTCATAGGTTTCTTCAGCGTCAATACCCTCGCCACAAAATGGGCAGTATTGAACCCTGAGTGTTTCGCCTTCAACTTCGTGGATCACTCGAAATTCGTTGTCGCACGACAGGCAGACGTGATGTTGTGACTTGGCCATTGGTTATTAATTAGGGGAACAGAAGTTCCGCAGTTCTGATAATGTCGCCGACAACGCTCGGATTCTTGACGATGGGATCGCCGCAACTTGCGATAGCGCCCACATGAACGAGGTGAAGTCCATTCGGACCAATCTCGGTGACTTCGATGCCGTTAATCACAACGGCCGTGAGCAGCAGTGAAGGATGCGCGGGACCATAATGCGGACCGACTGTGCAACCCGTGAGTGCAAACTGGGTGCCGCGATAGTCAATCAAAGCGCCGACGGGATCATCAGAAGGAAGAATCGTACCACTTCCTACCCAGTCCCCGACAAGCGCAAGCTCTAGCCCAGTGCTTCCTTCATCTGTATCTATGCCGGTGACAACGGGTGCGAAACCCGTTGCAATGAGGTCACCGAGACCCGGGGTAGCAACCTTATTCGCGGTCTGAGTGATTGTCGGTGCAAAGCCCGTAGCGACGAGTACGCCAAGACTCGCCGTGACACTCACGCCGACAAAGATCGACGGCGCGAAGCCCGTGGCAACAAGCGTAGCGAGTGCGGGGAGCGCAACCTTATGATCTGTTGCAACTGCGGTCGGCGCGAAGCCTGTTGCAATAACGGCGCCTAGTCCCGGGGCAATGTTTTGATTGGCCGTACTTGCGACTGTCGGTGCAAAGCCTGTTGCAATGACCGAACCCACTGCGGGCGTTGCAACCTTCGTATCTGCCCCGAATGCCGTTGGTGCAAAGCCTGTTGCAATGACCGAACCCACATCAGGTGTGACAGTCTGATGGGCCGTAATTGCAACTGTCGGTGCGAAGCCTGTTGCAATGACCGAGCCGACAGCAGGCGTGACAGACTGTGCATTGCCCACGGTTGCTGTCGGCGCGAGACCCGTTACGACCAGGGCACCTACATCGGGGAGCGCAATCTTGTGATCGGATGCCGTCGCTGTCGGTGCGAGACCTGTCGCGACAAGGACTGCAACACCAGGCAGTGCAACCTTGAGATCCGTTGCAACTGCTGTCGGCGCGAGACCGGTCGCAACAAGGACGGCCACACCGGGCAGTGCGGCCTTGTTGTCAGTAACGGCAAGTGACGGTGCGAGACCTGTCGCCGTGAGTACGCCGACACCCGCGGTGACTGAGACAGGCGACCCCGTCGCAGTGAGAGTACCGACCGAGTAGAACGTCGCGATACCGCGCAGATTTGCATCCGTCGTCTTGATCCAACTATCGCTGCGAACGACGTTGGAGACGCGGACTTCATTGATTGGGCCCTTGAAGAAATTATTGTGCGTCCCGTTCGCGAAACGCGATCCTACAGAAAATCTATCCGCCGTCGCGACGGTAATGTTTGCGGTGTCGGAGACCTTCGTTGCACCGTTCAGGTGAACATCGCGTGAGGTAATGCCCGCAAACGTTGCTGCCGCATAGTTCCACGCTGAGGCGGTGTAGGACGTTGAGGACGTCGCAAACGTCGATGCGCCACCGAATGAACCCGCACGAACAGGATGTGTGCCGCTCGCATCCACACGCTTCTGGAGTGCGTGCCCTGATGTTGTATTCGTCGTGTTACCCGAATACATCATGTCACCCGATGATGTTGAATCATCTGGGTTAAACAGCGCCTCGAACGTAATCGGCTCATTGCTTACTAGAACGGCACCGGTATCAAGCGACTGCGAGGTGCCGTTGAAGGATGCTGCGCCCATACCACCCACGATACCCGCGGTGGCGGTCACCGAGTTGACATTCGACAAGACAACCGCATTGCTTGTCAGGTCAGTGAGTTTGAGTGTGGAGCCATCGCTCAGTTGCCAGACACCCTTGTAGTTTGAATCCCAGACTGAGGTTGAACTTGCGTCGGTCGTGAGGGCAGCATCACCTACGCCCATGTAGATATGGGTATCGGCCGAGGCGGACAACGTAGGAATCAGCACGGTCATTGAGAACGCGCCCGTTGTCGGGTTGTACGAATGGAGTTGGTATGTGTACGCCGACGTTAGCCCTGAGTCGGAGTAGGGGCGGATATCGAACCCGCTCGCGTTCTGAGACTTTCCGCTATTAGCCAAGCTGGCAGCCCAACCATACGTCCCCGCAATACGGACGGGGAAGTTAGTTTGGTTGCCCGAGTTGACCTTGTTGTGGTCAACCGCGATATCGAGGTAATGGGTGAAGCTCATCGCAGCACCCTATTAGTCTGTCGTCGCGCCTGAGAGCGTAAAGAGTCCTGAAGCGTTCATGGTGATCGTGAACGTGTTACCCGTCGTCGTCGTCACGTCAGCAGGTGCCGTGTCGAGTAGGCACACGCACAGCAGAGGCTTCACGATGCTGTTGACCGTCGCATTGCGATAGATGACGGCGTACCGTGCAACAATCGAACCACCCGAAGCAGTCCAAACCGGATCAGCCGCATCGAACGTGATCGTACCGCTTGAGTTGGTCCAGGTTTCGGACGTGAGCGCAAGACCACCGGTTGTGTAGCCGTTCGCGTTGGCATGCTCATTCGTCAGGTCGCCGTATACTGCTGTACCGACAGACAGGGTGTTGGCGTTGCTGGTCGAGAGGAAGAGCGCGACTTTCCAGTTTGTCGTGTCGTCCAAATCGTGGGTGCCGTCGCCGATGTACTTCTTCGCGAGGTCATACAGCTTCCACTTTCCTGCGGCCATATTGGTTTTCTCCTAATGCGGGTAACAAATAGCGTCGAAAGCTATTTATTACCTGCCGAGGACATCCAATCTGTGCTGATAGGCGGGGCCTTCGGGGCCTGCTTCGCGAGCACGTCTAGCTGCATCGCCATCTTCCGACGGAATTTATCCTCATTGGCAACGCCGTAGAGGAAGTCGCGGATCTTCCCACCCCGATAGAACACGACCATGGGAATAGCCTTGATGCGGGCCGATTCCTTCACCTCAGGAAGGGCGTCAATATCAACGGTGAGAAAGGGGATATCCTTGTACTCATCCGCCATGCGCTGGAGTAGCTCAAGCATGGGTGGGCAGTTCTCACACCACCCCGCGTAGAACTCCGCCACGAGCAGTGGGGTGTTCTCCACTGCCGCGTCGAAGGATTCTTTGTTCTCAACTGCAATCATTAGTTGACCTCGCAGCCACCGCCGCCGCAGGCGACTTCGCTCTGAAGTGTGGTGTTGTCATGGATTTCAACCACGTTGTCGAGGTTGATGCCATGTAGTCCCTTGACCAGTTCATGGTACTCGTCTTCCGTAATATCCTCGAATGGTGCCTGAATGTACGAGTGATCCGAGAACGGAAGCACCGAAAGTGCCGTGAAGTCCTCGCGATTGTTCCACATCCATTCACCTACTTCTTCCCACTCACCTGGCTTGATCGTCACGGTCGTTGAGACGTTATTCTTGTTCGCACCCTTTCTGTGTCCAGGCTTGATCCACTCGCGATAGACCTGCGAGACGCGGGCGAGCAAGTCAAGGGCCGATTCAGACCGCGTGATAGCACCCTTCGGTGCAGCAATCGGCACTGAGATGACTGCCTGCTTGTTCGGCTTGAAGTATTCATCCTCAAGCAACTCTGGGTGGTTGATCGCCAAGTACTGGTAGATGGCCTCATCCTTACCCACGCGAAGTCGACGGATGTAGTAATCCGAGTGCCATGCGTGAATGCCCGATGACGTGCCGAGGACAAGCGATGACGTTCCTTCGGGCTTCACGGTCGTGCACCGTGCTGCAGGATTAATACCGAGCAATGCTGCCACGCGCGCGTTCTCTTCCTTCACGACGTTTGCTGCCTTCTTCATGTCGAGATTGAGAACCGTACCCGATGCGATACCCGTCATGGATACGCCGATCAATGCTTCCTTCTCGGTGACGCGCTTCCATACGTCGCGGAGATAGTGAAAGTCCGTGTAGCTCGCCTGAAGTGTGGCGATGAACGATGCCGACTTGGCACGCGCTTCGAGGTCTTCCTGACTCTCAAGATTCCCCGCGTCAATTGTCACGAGGTTACAGAACTGGAAGGGGCGTAGCGAAATCTCTGCGCAGGGGTTGAGACCCCAATCCTTGTCGTTCGTGAAGAAGAAGCCTGGCTCACCTGAACCTGATGCTTCGATCTTCTTCCAGAGTTCAATGAACACATCCTTCTCAATCTTGTGTCTCAGGATGACCGCTGAGTTGTTCGCACGGCCGCGTGCAGGATAGAGCTCCCACCAGTTGCTGAACTTGCATGTCAACATCTCCTCGTCATCCAGATCGAACAAGGCGATCATGGCAGAACGACGAATGCCACCTGCAAGCACCGCATCGGCGATGTAGCAGTTAATGTCATGCACTTCCAGCGTGGTCAGCTTCTCGTCAGTTTTCTTGCGGTCAAGGATCTTCTGGATGTTGTGTAGACAATCCTTGAGCGGTTCGGGTCCCGGTGCCTTGCCGCCCGATGTGATGAGTGAGGCACCCTTCGGGCGAATGTCGGTGAAGTCGAATACGGGAATGGGTTTCCCTGCGAAATACGCCTTCATGAGCATCTTGATTGCATCCGCCCAGCCTTCGATTGAGTCACCAATGAGATAACGACGCTTCTGCCGTTCTGGAGTTGGTGCCGTGATCGCAGGGAGTTTCTCGACGTGATGCCGCTGGACTGAATATCCGACGCCCGTACCCGAGAGCAGAAGGAACATCAACTCACTGAATGCCGCATAGTGGTCGATCGGCATGAAAGCGCAGTTGTACAGGCGAACGTTGTTGATTTCTACCGGGCGTCCCGCAAATTGAAACGAGCGCATCGACGGTAGCACCTTCTTGTCATATACCATCTGATATGCAGACTCAATCTCCGCGGCGTGCTGCGGAAACTTCAAGAGATGCATATGCCTATTTCGGTGTGTGAGGTCAACCCAATTCTCTCGTCGCTCAAGCTTCGGTAGAAACTTGGCATACTTCATGTGAGTGGTGATATCCGAGAGAATGTCTACAGCTACAGCAGAGTCAGGCACGGTTACTCCTTTGCAAGTCCAAGTGCTTTGGCGATGTTCGGCTTAAAATACGTGTCCGGCTTGAGAATCTTTCCGTCGTCGCGACGAATGACCTTTCCATCAACGGTCTTCGACATATTGGACGCGCGAATCTCATCCCATACCGGACTGATATTTATACCGAGGGCGTTGCAGAGCCCGAGCACAACCCAGATGAGGTCCCCCGCACCGTCGGCGACACCCACGATGTTGCCAGCGTCCCATTCGTCCATGAGTTCCGTGAACTCTTCCTCGACCAACGCCCTGTAGAGAATGGCGAGATGCGACGGTGGCTCAAGGCCAGAATCGCCGACGGTGTGACGTGTTGCCTGTCCGCACACTTCTTGAAATGTGCGGACGTCTTCCTGGAGTTGGTTCTTCATTCGATGACAAGGGTGAGAGACTTGACGACAGCGCGGAACAGGTAATCCTTCCGCTTCTGCTCGGGTGGGAGTTGGTCGTACGGAACAATGCACGGATGCGTCTTGAAGCCTTCGCTCTTGGTGGGACCGTATACCCAGCCGCCAGCAACCTTGAAGTCAACCCACGACTGGTGTTGATCTTCTGCGGTGAGCGCAGAGCCATCAAGGTACTTGCGAACGCCATCAATCGCAGAGTCGCGCTGCCAATCTGCCGCGTCTTCCCAGTCCTTCTGTGAGAAGTCGCCGAGTGATTCGCAGTATGCCTTGTTCGCCTGGTGCACAGTCCGCGCAATATCGTTGAGTTTGATTATGCTTTCCATTTTTTAGATTTTCGTGTAGGGAGTTTTGTACTCAGTGATCCAGTCGAGGTCTTGTCCCACTGTCTTGATGTAGTCCTCAAAGTAGACAGGTGCAAGTGGCTGGAGTGCTTCAAAGATTGCTTCTGCGAGACGACGAATCTCGGGCTCGGCATGACGGTCAGAGCGTTGTTCGATGACGTTCCGCCACATGCGAAGACCTGCTGACCAGACACCCGCCGTCTCAAGACCGTTCGGGAGCACGTTTCGTGCCTTGCCTCGCGCCCACTTGCGAAGTGGCACACCCTTGAGATTCTTGGGGTTCAGCTTCATCAACTGCTCAACATGTGCCTTATATATCTGGAAGTCATCGCGCGCCGCCTCAACCAAACCCGCGACGAGGTACTGTTCAGCGTCGTATGGGGTAATGTCGGGGTGATAACTCTCGCCGTCGATCATGATCCAGTTGTTCTCCATGGTGAAGCCGTGCTTCTTCCAGAGTGCCGCGTAGTACGGCTCAAGCACGATGGAGCCCTCGCCATTCTCAAAGTCGGCATACCGGGTTGACTCTTGCGAGATGTTGAGACCATGGCGATTCAACTCAAGCGAGGCGGCACGCGTGATGCCTGAAATGTCGAGGACATATTGCATGTGTGCGAGAACCGAGCCGTGCTTCGATGACACAACGGCACGTTGGTTCGCGAGATTCGCACGCCCATCTTTACCCTTCGATCGGTAGCACCGCTTGGCGGCATACGCGCCGATCTTCTCGCCATCCGTACCGTCATCGGGGATGAGGAAGTCGGGATTCTCAATGAACTGCGGCTTTCCAATGACTCGGATTGTGGGTTTGGTTACGACTAGCATTCATCATCTCCTTTCTTCTGTAGATATGCCTGTACTTGTGTGGTCATGATTGCTGCGAGTTCCGCCTCACGATCTAGCCCAGCGACTCCGTATAGCGCAACGACGAAATCGTGATCCACGCCCGCGTGCGTCTTGACCCCATCAAGGACGATCACCTTTCTCGGCCCCGACTCATACGAGAACTCATGCTGGAAGGTTACGGTGTGGGCGGGGAAGTTCTTGCGCAAGGCCTGGAGTAGAAGTTCACCCCGCACCTCCTCGCGAAGGATGGCGGCAAGTTCTGCATCGGGATCCATGCCGAATACCTTCTTCACCTCAACATCGAGATTGTAGAAGATCCTAGTTTGCTTCCCGTCAATCACCAACACGTTTCTCGGGTAAAACGAGTTTGGATCGGGTGTGGTTTCTACAAAGTCGAATGTGTGATTCGGAAACTCGTGCCGCAAATCACGAAGTACATAGTTTGCTTCCATTAGTCATTCCTCAATGAGTTCAGTGGGACAGCCCTTTGATTTAGCATAGGTAAGCATGTCGCGAGTTCCCTTCGACTCAGCAAAGTGATGATGGAAGGCGATGACCAAATCCGGGGTCTCGGTGTCAAACATATGCCTGTTTCTAATAGGACCCGCTCCTCGTCGATACCTAGCCCAGTCGGCTGGATATTCTCGAACGTCAAATCCCAAGACGGTACCCATAGCTCCCGCAAGAGTGTCAACTCCCCGGGCCCCACCGTGTACCAGAATGGTGCCGTTCGGAAACTCCATGAGCCGTTTGAGCATTGCCTCAGGATTGAACCCCTTTCGGTCCCCGGTAACGAGTATTTTGATTGCCATGATGTGTTCCATACCTCCCGAATAATGTCCTTGTTGATTTCTTCGGTGAGCATTCGCACCAACTCATCTTCAGCGTCGAATCCGTGATAGGCTTGAAGGTCTTGCGCGTGTTCAATCGTGTACGTTGCACAGAGCTTTGGGCGTTCGTGGAACGCCCAATACCACCTATCACGAACCTCATTCTTCTCAAACGTCTTGTAGAACCAGTTCTTGAACCGATACTTGAGCAACCAGGCTTTGGAGCGAATGCGATTGCGAATACGACGAGGATGAAATTTATCATACCACTTCTCGGGGCGACGGCAGCATCCGGGTCCACAACGCCAGTCATCGTCGGGGTCTTGATAATCCTCGTCGTTGTCCTCGTTCTCTTCCTCTTCAGGGAGGAACTCGACACGGTCATCGTCACAACCCCAATCACCCCGCCCGTTCGGAAAGAGTTTGATGGGTTTCGCAGTCACCTGAGAACTGGTCATGACCACTTCAATGACAGGAACGTCTAACAGTTTTTCCATTGCGTCAGCGCCGCCTGGGCCATCAAGCCCTGATGTGTGTGTGCCTTGATGATTTCCGTCGGTCGCAACCCCGCAAGAACCATGTCGTTAATGTCCTTCTGTTCAATGCACGGCCAGATGCAGATCCGATACCCCTGCTCAACGAATCGCGAGTACGACTTCACCACCTCACGATTGCGTGGCTGATTGTCGAGCACCAGCGTGAACTGCTCACGATCCAAACCGAGTTCTTCAACCTTCGCGAAGGCAATCCCGTTCATGGCAATCGCATTCTCAACGAACAACGAGTCCATTGCACCTTCGGTCACGTAGACGTGCTCCGTGAGGTCAACGCGCTCCATCCCGAAGATCAAGGTGGAGTCCTCGATATTCTTGAGGAGGATGTACCGAGGCTCTTCGTTTCGGAGTGTGCGAAGGTTTAGCCCCGTCAGGCGCCCTTCACCGTCGAACAGTGGGAACATCAGCTTCGGTAGATCGCCCTTGAGCACAGACCGATCTTGATACTTCGCGGGCACGACGGAGAGCACATCCTCCACACGCGGAAGGAAGCGGAGTGTGTGAAACAGGTCGCGAGGGATTTGGCGCGCGAGACAGTACGCCACCGCCTCGTTGTCGTCGGGGAGTGTTGAGAGTCGCGGCGCGATGGCGTCAAGCGACATTTCACGATAGAGGGGAGCAGGCTCTCTGAACGTCATCACCGGTTCGAACGCCGCATGTGCCTTGCCATTCTCACCCTTTGCGTATCGCTCAAACACATACTCCTTGTACAGGAGCGGATCGACCTCTTTCAGAAAGGTGCCGAAGTGGATTGAGCGATTGCAGTTATGGCACTTGTAGCTCAGGTCACCCTTTCCGCGATAGAAGAAGCCGCGCGCCTTATTCAGATTGGTCTTGGAGTCGCCGCACAGGATGCAACGACAATTCCAAAGGTACTCCGACTTCTTCTTGAACTTCGGCAGTCGTGCTGAAATCCGATTCAGGTACTTAATGTCAATAAAAAGGCTCAAGATAGCATCTCCTGTTATACAGAAAGATAACTACCTTGAGCACTTTTCGCAATGAATTTTAGCCTTCTTCGGCTTACTTCGTGAGTAGTTTAATCACCGAAGGCAGAAGTGGGAGCAGATTGGAGAGCATGAGGCCGAGCACAGTGCCGCCTCCGATCAAGAGCCAACGCCATTTCTCTAGTGCAGAGATACGATCGGCATTTTCATTAATCTTCTTCATGTTTGCCGTCTCCGAATCAGCCATCGTTTTCTTGAGATCCGAGATAGCGAGCATAATGCGCCCTTCCATTTCGGCTGATTGCTTGGAGAGGTTTGACGACAGATCCTTAATTTCGGTCTGTGTGTCCTCGCGGCGTGACTCTACGAGGTCGTAGAGATCCTGGTCTGTGTTTGCGTGAGCAGCCAAGCGTTCTTCATGCACGGCCAGCATCCTCGAAATACCGTTAGCAACATCACCGATCTTGGCGATTGCATCGTCAAGACGTGTGAACAGACCTGTAATTTGCTGGACGTCCCGCTTGAGCACGGCGACGTCGGTTTCAACTTCCGTGTTCATTAGGACTCCTTATGTTCGTTCAGGTTCTTGTTGACCACGTACGGCTTACCCTCAAGAAACGCCATGAGTTCATCGAAGGTGAGAGACGTTTGCTTTGTCCCAATATCTTCACCCACCTGATCGGCCGCCTTCCAACGATGGTGTCCGTCGGCGATGTAGTCGTCAGCGGTAGTGATGATATCCTTCGACTTGTACGACCCATCAGCGCACATCTTATCAACCTTTTCCTGGTTGAAGTGCTTCTGGGTTGGGGTTAGTTCCGTCGTCTTGCGTCTCCGGGCGAGGATCGTGTGCCCGGAGTTTTCGAGGTCTTCCTTGAATGCGTTGAAGTCAGAGAGTTGTGGCAGTTCCTTTCGCGACAATTCGCCTTCTAGCGCAGCTTCCTTGAGTGTGTCCCGTCGCAGCAACTTGCGCTGCCGCTTCTTACTGACAACGGGCTCGGTCTCAAGATCCTGAACGTTTGCAGTGGTTGTTCCAGCAACGCCGCCCTCACCTTCTTCGGCAAGAGACCGGAATGATCTATAACCATATTTAGTGATTTGCGTCACGTCGATGAGGTCCAATTCTTCAGCAAGAATTTCCTCATCGCCTTCCTCATAATGTTCCCGCACAAGCGAAACCGCACGCTTGAGCAGGTCAGTGTGAACTGAGGACGTATCGAGGAGTTGCTTGACCCGGAACACGAGGCGATCGAGGAGCGTGTATGCATCCTTCTCAGCGTCGGTTCGGGGCTCGCGAATCAACTTACCCTGCGAGTCGATAATGCCTAGCTTGAAGGCAGGCGTCCCCCGAAATGGGGTCGTCAGCAACGTCAGAATGCGATAGGCAAGAACTGAATCGACAAGACGGGACATTAGATGCTTCGCAGCGTGGTTACGATACCCGTATCGAGGCCGACGTTGACCTCAGGCACCTCTCCTTCGATGACGTAGCCATCGGGGAGATAGTTGAGAAAGACAAGAAACGTTTTCAGTTGTGGCCAATATTGCCTGTCGATCTTGAAGAACAACAGAGGAACAGTGGCCACCCCGAATACGTTATAGAGCGAGATGATATGGTTCAGCAACAACCGTTCCTGCAACACACCCGACTTCTGGTACTTGTTGAGGAGGCGCTTAATGTAGGTAAAGCGTGCGAGATCCTCCTCGAAATCTACCATCCCCAGACAGTGCGGGTTGTGGTAGTGCTGCATTGCCCACATGAAGAAATTTTCCTCATTGAGTCGAATTGTTGATACCATGCTCACCTACTGTAGAAGTTACCCAGCAGATCCCCATGAAGATCCAAAGCCACCGATCGGGTACCACTTTGTTCCGATCCACATGAGAAAGATTGACGCCATTGCGGGCACGTCGAGCGAGGTTCCTTGGCTAGCGATGTTATCGCCTTGCAGCGAGATATCACCGGATCCACCGAGGTGAAGAATGATCTTCAACTGGCCCTCGACCGTACCATCGTCAATACTTAGTACGTTCTGCAGGCTGTTGTCAGCGGTGTAGGTGGTGAGCACGGTCAACGAATTGACCGTGCCTGTATTTGCGATAGTCTGTGACGGTGTGTCGAGGGCGACCAAGCCTCCGAAGCGGACCAGTGCATTCGGGAGGCTTGCCAGAAACGTTGCGAGCGCGATGCGAACCGACACTCCATTCTGGATGAGATAAAGCTGGTCGGCGGGGCTCAGAGGCCCCGCCGGATCCATCGCCGACACTTTTGTGCCGAGTTCCTGCATTACGTTACCGTGAGCGGAGCGGTAGCGGACACGAGACCTGCGGACGTCATGGTAAGTACAGCGGAGCCTGCAACGCTCTGCGCGAGACCCGTGAAGGTAGCGACACCTGCGACCGCTGCCTGCGTCAACGTACCACTGAGTGTGGCCAAGCTAGACGAGAGGACAACCGACGCGGTGCTTGACGTGTTGAGATTGCCGTGTGCGTCGAGAATGTGAACGACGACGGTGAAAGACACCGCGTGTACGACAGATGCCGGGACGGTGAAGGCCTGGAGACTGTAGGCAGCACCGAAGTCCGGAAGGATCGAGTCGTCGGCATTGGTGTCAACTGTATCAGTCGGAGGCGACTTCATTGCAACAAGCGTTTCAAACGTGCGGCGCGAGCCGATCGTGCGGGTATAGACCCAACCTGGATGGGCAATACCGGGTGTGACGCCGACTTCTGTAGCGTCGGCACCAAGAATCTGGGCAGCGAGCTTCGTCGTGTCCTGTGTCTTGGGCTTTGCCGTTCGGCTGTTCATGGACATGGGTGATTCTCCTAAAGTAAAGTGGATTACTTCTATTTATGCTTTCGGCTACTTCTTGGCTTTGGACAACCGCTTCTGTTCCAGTGTTCGCATATGCGGTTGGAGCCGCTGTGCGACGTGGGCGACGACCGATGCCGAAACCTGCTTCTCGACGCGGCGACGATCCGTTGAACCTGTGACGGATTTGGATCCGAGGCGCTTCTTGGTGAGACGCTGGGCAGCGAGGATCGCCCGCTTCTTGAGCGCCGCAGGACCTGACGCTCGCTTGAGCGACAGGCGCCGAGCCGACGCGCGCCGATTCTTGGACTTCATCGCAGCGAGCCGCTTCTTGACGCGACCCTGATACGAGAGTGCCTCGGTGACGGGCGTCTTGTATGTTGCCTCGTAGCCGCAATGACATTCGTCGTCACAATCGGGGCAGCAGGTGCAGTCATCGGCGGGGCAGCTTTGGCAAATCTCCAATTCATTCGGATCATATAGATCCTGAATTTGCTTCCACCCCAGTGTCTCTAGCTCAGTGCGGAGCCAAAGGTCATCCTGGTCAGTCCACTGATTCCAGTATCGTGCATCGGGGCCACTGATGCTCGGTGTGTCGTTGAATCCTTCAACTAGCGTGCGAAACGAGTCCATGTGTTCTCCTATCGTGACAGCACGATTGCGGTGAGGATTGAACTGATTGCCGCAACGGCCTTCCGCGACGGCATCGGAATGAATCCAAGAATCTTGTCGTGCTTCTCAATGCCTTTCTGAAGATCGGTGATAGTTGTCGAGTCTTTCTTGACCTGAGTCACGAGCTTGCCGTTTGCCGTCTTGAGCGTTGCCTCATTGTCTTTCAGCTTTCCGATCTCCACCTTCTGTGTAGCATTTATACTGGTTTGAACCTTAAGCGAAGAATCGGTATTGTGGAACAGTGAATCAAGCCCCGCGATGATCGAATCCTGCTTCGGGATCACAGTTCGTGCGAGGGCGATGGAATCCGTCTGTGTCTTGAGAGAGTCGGCGTCGTGCTTCTCACGATTTACGCTTGCGAGTGTAACCGTATTCTTGACCTTGATCTTCTTGACAGTCTGGGAGAGAGAATCGACAACCCCTTCCAGTTGCACAATCGTCGTGTCACGAGCGACAACCACCGTGAGAAGTGAGTCGTTTGCCTTGAGGGTCGCGGAGATCGTGGCCTTGGCCTTCGACGCTTCGGCAATTAATGGATCCTTACCTGAATGCTGACACGTCGCCATGACCAGCACCACCAATGCCGCAACGACAAGAATCTTTGCGGTCTCTGAGAACTTTCCCCAGGTATTACTGACGTACCACTTCGCGAGTGTCCACATGTTAAAACCTCAGAGAGTTCGGAGTAGCTCAACTAGCTTGGGCTGGGGAGAGCAATCCCATTTGTCAGTCCGCACCGATGTGTGCGTCCAGATGCCAGGTTCACCTGCTTGTGCTCGCGGATCAATGTCGAACATTCCCATACCCTTGAAGGTCGTGGGGATGTTCCACTTCGCGACGAGATACTGAATGAGATCCTTCAGTGATGCCAACTGTGCGTCACTGTACGCCTGCCAATACAGATATCCCCGGTACGGGGTGTCGAGCTTGAGCACGCGCGCGGGATTCACAATGTCGCCTGTTGCGACGGTGAGATAGCGCCCGTCGGAGGTCTGATGAAGCGGACCCCAGTTGCAGAGTTCGATGCCGATTGACTTCTTGTTCAGTTCTAGTGAGCCCTTTGCCCCTGCAGGCTTCCCGTTGGGGTAGAGCATTGCCTGCCCACCCAGGTGCCAGGCATAATACTTCGAGGAGTAGGCTTGAAAGATTTGCCCATCGGTCCATGCCGTCACACCCTTCGGTGGGGGACCTGCGATGATGAAGGAGGTGGCAACGCGCTCAGGCGTCGATTCCCAGTACTCCAACACATCAAAGGGACTTGCACCACCTGCAGTGTGGTGCACGTAGATCGTATCCTTGGGCGTCTCCTCTTTGACGTACTGGTCGTCAGGAAACTGGGACAGGACGATACGGCTGAGAATATCAGGCATTAGACGGGACCCGCAGGCTGATTGGGATCCGGCTGAGTGGGTGGCACGGGCTGTGACGCTGCCGCCAAGAGTGCCGCTGCCGCCCTATCAGCGTCAGCCTTCGCGGTCTGCGCGGCGACGGCCGCATCGTTCTCTGCACCACCGCCAAGGTCACCTGTCGGGACACCCACGAGCTTCTCAATAATGGCCGCCGCCCACGTTGGGACACCGGTGATTGCGAGAAGGCCAAACACCCACTTGTACATGTTCCATGCGATTGCAGGAACCTTCCAGACACCTGAACCCACAAGACCGAACGCGACGAAGAAGAACACGACGCATCCGAGGTACATCACCTGCAGGAGGTCTAGATCATCGTTGCGCGTGAAGAACAGACGGTACAGGAACGGTGACTGCTCTGAACTCGGGGTATCCATAAGTATGATCCTCTAGGCCCATCCCGAACCGAACTTGCGCGAACATGTACAGCGCCAGCGCAGGTTCGGGACAGCCTTTCTTGAAATCGGCAAAGTTGCATTGTGCGGCCAACTCCCGCATCTGCGATGCCGACATACCTTCAGCACCTTCAGAATCGGGGTCGCGCTCACCAGCCGAAACGACTTCGATTTCCGTGAAGTCGTACTCTTTCCCGTTGTACTGATTCAGGACAGCCCGATGCCCAGTCACACGGTCAGAGCCAGCCACCATGACTACTCTGTCGTATTTATCCGAAACGGTACCCAGGTATTTCAGAAATGACGGGATTTCGGGGCTAGAGGTTACCAAATTTGTGGACGGAAAGAAGATCCGTGCCAGTTCCAATTTCGTCTGTGGTGGGAGCGGGTTCCGTTTCTTGTCCATTGAGTGAGACAAGATGACGACGTGGTCCGCGTTCTCCCGCTTCGCGACTGCACGGACCCCGTTGATGAGAACCTGATGGCCGATTGTCGGAGGATTCATTCGTCCATAAGCGAAGACCAGTGTGCTCACTTCCAGACCTTGGCTTGAGTGAAGTTGTTCCGCGAGAACTCGTCCCGATTGACGAGCTTGACGACCTCGTTCCGTTTCTTGTCGTGAAAGACGTAGCCCTCGGGGCCTGTCGCGGCATATCGGGTCGGGCCGAAGTCATCGGGGACTTCCTTGAACGTTTTCACCGCCTGATTCGCGTTCAGTGACTCTACAATGACGTCCTTCACGGACATGATAGTGAAGTATAGTCTGACGAATTTGCGCCAGTCCTGTGTGTTCTGATGGAGCCACGCATCCATGTCTGCACCGATCATGGCCCATCGTGTCTTGGCCTTCTGTGTCTTGACTGCTGCGATCCTGCGCGAGAAGCGCGCCCACACGAAGTCGGCGAAGCCGTCACCATTTAATTCAGCACCATCGCGAATGAGCGAATTGACATATCGGTTCCAGAGGTACCCGGGTGTCATGTCCTTGTCGGAGTCTAGCGCGACCTGATCGAGGAACGGTGTCATTAGGTCACATCCCTGCTCAATCATATCTTCAGCGCCGCGTGCCTCATATGTTGTCAGCAGAGTCCCGCGCCGTTCATACCGTGCCTCTTCGATCCATGCGTCATAGAGGATGAAATTGCGGAGGGTGCGCACCTGTTCCCGCACATCAGGGTACGTAGTCATTTCTCTAACCCACATGCCTCGCGTACCCACATACCGCGTGTGGAAGACGACGCCGAGTGAGGTGGGTGCCATTTCTGTTGCGAGGTGCGATCCTAGTGGGACACCATAGCGAACTGTATTGGGCTTGAAGGAGAAGTAGATCGTGTCTCCAATTTCCTCCCACGACGCCTGTCGCGAAGTCCCACGCGCCCACATGATATCACCCTGCAGGATCGTGAACCACTCACGCGGTGCGAGCACCCTGAATGCACGCTTGAGGATTTCAGCGAGGTCGCCTTTGCCCCCGTACTGCTCCTCAATCTCATCCTCCGAGAACGCGAGACGCTGATCCTGCGCGAGTGCGGCGTGCTTCGTCGCGATGAAGAACCGATCCGTCTGGGGATCACGCCCACAGATGATTGCAGGTGCCCCGTCCCACTTTGTAGTGAGGTCGTTTCTGAACCACGCATCGTCATCATCCTGCACCATGTCGATCAGGTCGCGGCAGTAGTCCAATGCGCGCAGTGCACCCGCTTGTCCGCCCTGCAGGATCAGGTCTTCAAGGTGCGTGATGTGGTTGTTGCTCATGGGATGAACGTTCCCTTCGCGAGACAGATGGGGTCTGACTGGTAGGGATGAAACCACTTGCCACCCATCTCCTCACACTTGGCACGCGCGACGGCGAGTTGTTCATCCGCTTCAAGGAGCGCGTGGACAAGAAAGGCGAACGCGCACAACATGAACACGCCGAAAAACCACTTCTGAATTTTCTCGCTCATTGTGACGAATCATCCTTTCCGCAGTGAAGGCAGATGTAACCTGTAATGGTGATATGCGAGCAGATGCCGCAGCGATGCCAATTCAAGAACGTATCGGCGCAGATAACCTTGTCCGAGCGATCACGCCGACGCATGGCATCGGCCATCGCGTAGGAGTTCTTGCTGTGGTACTGGTATTTCTCCTTGTCTGCTGCCGCTTGCTTCTCACTCAATCTGGGCATTGTTCCTCATGATAAAGGGATTTGGGTGTGCCGCGCTAACGACACACCCAAATATCACTTCCTACGCCAAGCTACGCAACTGCCTGGGTCCATGTAGTGCGAACTCACGTACACCATTCTGAAACGTTGACCCGTTGGTCAGTGCAGCAGTCGCCTTCCACTTCATCTCTCGCAGGAGTCGTTGCTCGACAACACGCCAGTGCCACTTGGCCCAATCAGACTTGGCCGTGGCCTGAGCCTTTTGGGCAAGCATCAAGTGCCGCTCATCTTGAGCAAGCACCACCTCATCGTTCACAACCGCTACGATGCGCCCGACGGGGTAATGCACTTCCAGATCAATCGTCTGGAACTCAAAGACCGATTTCCCCTTTCGTGCATTGTCCCAAATGCGGAAGAACGTGATGGGCGCGATGATGAGGACAAGAAAGAATCCAATCAAGAGACTGCTGTAGAGGATTTCCATGATATAGATTGAGGTGAAAAGAAGAACATGTTGGGCCATTGCGATCCCCTTCACCAACCCTCACGGGTCGATTGAGGCCGAGACACACCTGTCGCAACTCCTCTCGGTCAGCATTGGGTGGCCAGTCCCTAGCAACCCAACGTGTTCTGCTTTCTAGCGGAAGATCGTTGCGCCAAACGCCTTGTACGCCGCAGCCACGACCTTCGCCGACGGCTTACCGAGACGATACTCGGTGCGTCCGAAAACGTTCTTGTTCGTGTAGATGCAGTTGCCCTGCGCGCGAAGATCGTTCACGCGAGCGCGCAGATTGCGCACACCGTAAAAGACGCGAGCACCGTACGCCGTCAGCGCACCACCGGTCTTGAGACGTGCAAGGACAACGTCGTTCTGATTTCGTGTAGCCATGAAATGAATCTCCGAAAATGCCCACTTTCCACTTCAAGCGCATCGGACAGTGGGTGAGCCCGAGCGCAATGGGGACGAGGGAGATCCCGAGACCTCCCTCCTCTCCCGTGTTCGTTACGCGACGATTGCCGCTTCGACTGCCGCCGCCTGAGCGGGCTTGAGATTTGAGACGCGCACCGCGCCCTTGCCCGAGCCCTTTGCAGCGGCCTTCGGGGAGGTCTTCTTGGCGCTCGCAGCAGGCGCTGTCACTGTCGAGACCACGCTACCCGCTTCCTTGCCGAAGCGATCAATGACCTTCTGCACAGCCGACACCGCAGCCGCGTCAGAAAGAATCTTGCTCTGGGTGAGCAGATAGTTCGCAGCGTCCTGCTTCGTCATCTTGCTCGGCAGCGCGATGAACTCGGCGTTGCCATTCGCGAGCCGCTTGACGCGGGTCGAGAGATTGTTCGTGAAGCGGACCTTGAGTCCCTTCGGGGTCGGTGCGATACCTGCGTGAGTGAACTGCTGTGTGGTCATTGCGTCTCCAGTATAATGAATGTGTGAATCACTTCGCGTTGCGTCTGTCAGGACAGTTTGACCGGGAACTCATCAGTCGTCAGGGCCCCGTACCCCGAGCCATCAGCCCAGGACTCGTCAAGCTCATCGACTTCAATTTCCGATCCTTCGACCTCGCTACCCCGTTCCTCGTGGACTTTGTTTCGGTCCCAGAACTTGTGCAGTAGCTTACGAATCATTTCCCGACTCCGCAGTAGATATACTGAAAACTAATACCGTAGTCCTCATCCCGCAAGCCCTATTTTGACCGTTTTTGGGCCGAATTCCGCTCCAATTTCGGGAATTAACGGCATTCTGACTCTGCGTCCGACTCGCTGGATCCGAACGATACGGGACGGGGGATTTGCGGATTTATACCATTTAACGACTTTCTTCAGGAGCAGTTTGCGCAGTTCGGTCCAGTCGAGTCCCCGAAATGCTGACTTGTACATATAGAAGCCCTGGACTCGTCTGAGCGTGTCAATCTGATTGAGCAGCGACCCGAGCGACCGGTCGGGGTAGTAGAAGCGAAGCTCCATCGCAATGTCGTGAGCATACGCATCCACCTCCGAAAAGTCTGTGAGATATTCAACCATGTCGATCCGCTTCTTGGACCGAAGGGTGTGCTCAACACGGACATGTCGATTATAGTAGTCCACCATCGACGCCGACGCGGCCATGAAGTGTCCGCGGTGGATGAGTTCATGCTGGAGGATTTGCGACAGGAAGAAGCGAAT